AATGTGCGCTTGTAACGATCTACTAGTTCACCAGTCTCTGTGTCATACGCATACATAACTTCGTGAGATACCTTGTAGCCATTAAGCAAACCTTCTTGAGTAATCTTCATCTGATACATAGTAGCTCTACGCTCAGCAACTTCTTCACTCAAGCCGTGTTCTTCTATTAACTCTTCTTTCAGTTTAGGATGTACATACTGTAAGTTAACAAAGTTAAAAAACTTCTCAGTGAACTTCTCACCTTTCTCACAGTTACAGTTGTTCATCTTCTGACGAAGAATAGGGTTACGTAAGAATCTAATCCACATTTTTACAAGTGGTTCAAAATCTACACCCTTGTCAAGTGATTCAAAGATACGGTCAACCAAAGCTTGTGGCATAGGTATACTAGATACTACACCTTCGTGCTTCAAAAAGAACTCGCCTGTACCTTCGTTGACATAAATCCACGGGCACGCAGTTTCTACAGTTGTTTTGTAGTCTTGGACAGTAAGCTTAGCAAACTCTTCCATGAGTGCATTGTACTCGTCCATAGTTGTAACAGACTGTTGTCTGTCAGATAACTCCATCATTTTTCTATAAGTGTCCTCGGAGTAGTTGACACTAAACGGCTTGTCGCCGTACGAACCAGATATTTGGTTCTCAATAACATTAATTGTAATCATGATAATTAATTAATTAGGGTTAAAAATAATATAAAAATTTTGTTTATACAAGTAATACAGGGGATATTTCACCCCTGTAACTTGCTGATTATTACCAGTCTAGCCTGCCTTTAGCGTCCAGGTAAACCTTGATTTCTTTAATAAGATCCTGATCTAAATCATGATCATTATTAGGACAGTATGATACTTCACTAATACAATCCAATAGTGTATGCACACCCTCAGACCACTCTTGAAGCTCATTAAACTTATCCATCAACTCTTGATCTTGACCAATAGCTTCTGGTACATCTAGCACAAAGAGTTCACGACTCTTCTGCTGTATAGCAGCGGCGTCATCGTTGTCTTTGCAGAAGTTATGCATTTCCACAATCTTCTCGACCATAGGAAATATATCAGTATCTTTCATCCACTGACTTACTCTTACATCCACATCAGATGCATTGTATACATCCTGATACTTTTCAAACAAGTCTGGATTAATGTCCTTAAGACAATATAAATATGTCTTATCTGTGATACTCTTCATCTTGTCTGCAGTGTACCACTTAATTGCGTATTCATCCATAGTATATCCTCCATTAGGTGTTAATTGTAAAAAGAATTCATCAATGTGTTTAACATTAGGATTCATGCTAATGTGTTTAACATTGCTCTGTGAGACTCTGATAACCTGTGGTGTATCCCAATCAAAATTAGTATTGTGATATACCGTACCGTCATCACTGTTGACTGTAGTAGTTGGTTTTGTAAACTCACCAGTACCAAGTCTAACAGCTGGAGTATCAAAGAAAAACAGTCTATCGTCTTGACCTTCAGTTCTCCATCCAGGCATATCTTTGTATACTTGACGAATGTTAGGAGCAAAAGGATGTATCATACCACAAGCTACCATCAGTTTATCATCATCAGCTGCAGTACCGTAATAGGTAGTACGCTGAGTCTTCATAAGATCTTTTACCTTTGGTTCAATCTTGTCTCTGATGTAGCGGTTGTCACTACCAGAACTATGCCAATGCTTTTCGTTGTATCTAAAAGTGTATGCAACCATACGCTCTTCTATCTTACGACGTTCAGCTGGTGTAATGTTCTCGAACTGTGCAACCTCCTTTGCTTTAGCAATCTCATCTTTGTATTCTTCTAACCACTCTTCATTTACCTCTATGTCGTCATAGTTACGACTGTGAGTAGACTCAGTAATTAACTCAAGAACTCTAGCACGTTTAGCAAGTGCTTTCTTGCTTGCTTTAACAGACTCAGTACTAACAACAGTACTAGGCTCCCAGTTCTCTACAGGCTTAATACAAATAACAGGACCATCACACTCGTGTATAAGATACATATCTTTGTACTTGCTATGATTCTCTTCACCCATGATAAAGATGTTATTCTCTCTCAATTGGCTGTAGTTTTCAATAGCATTTCTCTCAATAGTATCTTCACCAGTACCATAATCTCTGCTCTTAGTTACAACCTCAACCTTCATACCTCTGAATAAAGCTTTTACAGATTCATTCTTAAGTCTTGGGTCAGGCCCAAACTTAGGCTTGAGTTGTTCCTGGTCAATAATGTTAGACAATCTACCAAGCACACTACCGCTGTCAGCTTTAGTTAAGACTTTCTTACAAGCTATCAACCAAGACACAAAGTCTGTTTGCTTAAGCTCTTCTTGTACAATCTCACTAGCCTCATCAGCAGCTGCTTCAATTACAGACTTGATGTATGCTTTAGTGTTCTCATTCCATATTACCTTCTCACGTGACGGCGTAACATCTACACCATCTTGCAATACAATCTCTTCACCAGTATCTGGGTCATTGATTACTTGTCTTGCAGGACATTTGAAAGCAATTGGTCCCCACATCTGCTGCATTTCCAACTCACGGAAATCAACAAAGCCATAGTTAACACCGGTTGGTGCGCCTACATCTTTAGTTAATACAATGTGCGGTTTACTAAACAAATATGTATCAGAGATAATCAAGTTATCAGAGTTGTGCATAACTCTTGGGTGAATGTTTTCTTCCCTTTCATAGCCATCTTCTGCAATACGCTTAAATTTAATGTTAGGCATATACATCAACTGCTCTTCTACCGCATCACGGTAATCTCGTCTGTTGTGCTTTTTGACCCCAAACGATATTATGGTTTGATTCTTTGCTTTGGCATCTTCATAGTATACCTTAGTTCCATCACTAAGTGTAATGTAAGGATTAGGCTGCCCTAGTCCTGGATTAAACGCAGGTATAATAAAGTCTGTCTTGTAATTGTAACAGTTCATTTTGAACCTCCTACCATTATGTACAGTCTCTATAGTATAGAAATCCACACCAGTTGACAATGCAACCTTGGCACCAAGACCAAACGCACCGAAGTTCTCAGCTGTATTACGCTTAGTTGAATAACCAAGCTCAAGCACACCTTCCAAACGACGTTCACCAATACCAACACCGTGGTCTTTTATCGTAACTACATCGCAGTATCCTGTTCCTTCATTCTCTTTGTATGTAATTAGTACGTCGTTGTTTTCTGTATCTAAATGATCCAGATTGTAATAGTTAATATCAAAGTTACTATCATTATATTGCTCGCCGTGGCGCTCAATGTAGTAATCTTCTGCTTTAGCTTTACCAGTTAGTATCTCTATAGCCATCTCCTTCTCACGTTGCGCATCGGCACCATTGGTAGCCAACTCACGCACTGTAGACGGGATAGGTGTAGAGTACTGTGTAGACTGCAAGATGTCAAATACCATCTTTTCAGCGCCCTTGTTAATCTTCTTAGCAAGGCCTTCAGATCCTTTGATCTGCTTATCAATCGTTTTTATACTCATGTCTATTTATTTTACTTTGTTCGTGTATTTCATTTAGTTCAGCTGATAGCTCAGCATACTTAATCTCTCTAAAGAATTGTTGTTGTACATCTCTGACTAGTATGAAAAACTCCAAACCATATACCGGTTCAAAGACTTTATCAAACTTCTCAAGATCTTCAAGGTATCCAAATGTATTGTACCTTGTTTCTTCATACAACTTATTAAGTTGCTTGGCTGTATCACTGTGACCTTTGGACATATCTATCCCAAGCCCATCCAGACGGAGGACCAAATCTTCTGTGTATTCCATAAATTAAAGTTGTTTAATTAATTCTATTGTTTGTAGCACCTGGCCTTGATTTTTAGGCAGGTATAATACTGGAGGATTCTCCAGTTCCATGAGGTGTTTCTTAAACATCTTCCACTTCAAAGGGAAGACATCATTTGCAAAACCTTTTACTTCTATAATCCATTTACCATTAGGATCTACAAAGTCAGGAGTATATGTAATATCCCTAACCTTATATCCACTATCGATATAACCTTTTGTTTTGTGAGGCTCGTGGCACTCAGCTGTATAATGAAAACCTTCTAGTAAAACATACTTCTTCTTTTCATACAAAGATTTAATCTCTGCATCTTCTAGTTTCTTATACGTAAAAAGTTCAAGCTTAGACCTGAACTTAATACCCTTATAAACCTTAGCGGTAGCGTTTCTTACTTTTTTGTTTTTTGGTTTTCGTGTACGTCGCTTCACAATTGTATGTCTATCAATGTTTGTAATCCTTCTGTTTGTTTAAAGTGCGCAACATAGTCTGACGGATCTTTTAATTGATACTCGTCAGGTATGAGAATGTTCTTCATAGGATAATATTCTTTACAAATCTTTTTAGCCATGGTCTGACCAGGATTGTTGGGATTAGTAAAGTCATTATCATAAAAGACTGCAACTTGTTTAAATCTCTGTTTTAGTTCTTCGATTGTACTGCGCAGTGGCAATTGCATTTCTGATTGCATGGCGACTGCAGAGATACCCATCTCGAAAAGGCACATAACATCTTTGAGAGATGATGCGATAATGCAGAGATCCCCTTTGTTAGGTAATTGATCATATCCTTGAATTTGTTTAGAGTTAGTATTGCTCATCCACTTTACTTCTTCGTAAGGTGAATAAATTTTGTATTTCCTACCTATTTTATATGCATAGCTAAGCTTACATGTAAATCTACTGTCATTAATCCAGTAGTGTGAGATAGGGCTAACTGCAAACTTAGTCAAAGTTTTTTTACTAATCAAGTATTGAGACCAAAAATCTGCATCTTTACGCTTCCAAGGCCTAGACTTCTTTTTAATTATAGTTACTTTTTTGTTTTCAATCTTTATTTTAGATTGATACCCAAGGTAACCTTTGGTGAAAGCCATCTCCTCTTTGCTTGATGCAAGATTAAGACCAAAGTCATTGTCAATTATACGAAGAGCAGAATAAAAAGAAACATTGTATGCTGCCATGACATAACCAAAGCAATCAAATTTATGATCCGGATAAGCAAAGTCTTTGTACAAAAGTCTACCTTTCCAAAGTATAATATAAACACCTGGTTTCTTATCCTGTCTAATCTCACTGCAAAATTTAACACCCAACTGTTTAAAAGAATTACAATAGTATGCAAATATATCTACCTCACTAATCTTTGATAGTATTCTATCAGGCGTCAATACATCCTCACTACTTCTGCTTTTAATCATAGTTTGCGAATTTAAAATAAAAAAGGGTAGCTTTTACACTACCCTTTATTATTTGATTAACTAGGCCATATAACCACTAGGTTACAAGGCCATACTACTATAATGTTACACCCAGTCTTCATCTTCTGATACATTATCAGAGTCAGCATCTGGAGTAACAACGGCTAGTTCAGGACTAAATGCACCCCAAGCTAACGTCGTGTCAAACTCTGCATTGAATGTTCCATAATCATCATTAAGATTCTTAACGAACAAGTCATCACGTTGAGGTTTTACACGACCAAATACTTTTGTGTACACAGTCTGATACTTACCATCTTTAACACCAATCAGTAATCTAACTTCATTACTCTCTAGAAGTTTAACCAAAGCTTTAACCTCAGTTACATCACCCTTAACAATCTTAGCTATACTATCAAAGTAAGCCTCATCGCCATTAGCAACGTTAGCCCACTGCTTAACAAAATTGATAAGAGTTTCTTCACCGGTCAATGCTTTACGCAAACCTTCTTTCTTGAACCAATCATACTCAGGCTCACCGTCAGACCAAGTAGACTGACCAATAGCATTAATCCACTGGTTCTTACCTGTCTGAGATACACGCTCTGATCCGTTCATAAGAAGATCAAATCTTGTAGTAAGATCTTCATTCTTAATCCAGAAAGTTAGTTTGAAATACTCAGTTCCGTTTAGTTCAACAAAATAGTTTGGGTCTTGTTTTACCATGATGCCCAATTCGTGCAGCTCAGCCATTGTAGGGTTTACTGCGATTACTTTGAAGTTGCCAAGGCCTGAAAATAGTTTAATACCTCCGCCTGCAACTTCGACATTACTGTCATTGCTTTTAATAGCCATAATAAATTAGTTTAATAATTAAAATTCATCTTCATCTTCACCATACTCTCCTATAAAAGGATCTTCCTGTTGTAACTCAGGTGTAGCTGCTATAGTAGACATAGCTTCTTGGTGTACATCTGGTTCTTCTACAGGAATACTAGTCTGATTAGGATCTGCAGCTGTATCATCAACAAAGTTGAAAGACAACTTACGGACCTTTCTAGCTTTCTTACCCTTCAATGCTGGGTGCTGGAACATCTGTGTTACTTCCCACTTCTCAAGACCATACTTCTCTTGAATACCTGGACGGTCAACGCCGTTGTCCAAGTCTTCCAGAATCATAGATACTGTAATAGTGTTTGGTGTTTCGTTTTTCTGCGTGACCTCGCCAGGGTTGTTTGTGCGTGCTTCAATCATGATTTAAAATTTTACGCGGTTAATCAATAAATATTTCTGACCAATTTAGAGGCATGGTCTTACCTTTTAGGTGGTGACAACGTGAACCAGCTGTTACATCATCCAAAGAGTTGAAAGAAACCATAGTTTCATCCTCTTCTCTGTAAATATAACCAACAGCATCAGCGTTAGCACATGTAATCTGCTTGATCTTACCAGTCAAGTCAAGGTCCTTTACAGCAACCTCTTTGCCTTTCTTCTCAAGCATCTTGTCCTTTAGGTGGCCAACTAAGATAACATGATCCGCTAGTTTATTCAGTCTGTCTATCCATTTCTTGTAGGCTATACGTAAATATAAATAGCCAGCGCCGTTTGGCAATGATAGGACTGATGCACCAGGGTTCTTCTGTTCAAAGTTCTTACCCATAGGAGTTTGCATGTATATAGTTTTAGCTTCAGCTTCACACCATTCCTCCAACTTGGAGATAGTGTCAATAGCCACATACTTGTATGGTCTACCATCTTTTATGATAGCTTTCCCAACTTCACCAAGTTCTTTTAAGCTGCTAACTTTAATCTTCAAGGCATCAACCATGTCTGAGCCTTCTTCAAGGTCAATGATTAAACAATCCTTTAATTGTGACAATACTGTAGTCTTACCTATCTTAGGTGGACCATAGATTATCATGTTCTTAGGCGACTTACGGCTCGCCTTGACCACAGTTTTTGGTAACTCCATCATTTTCTTTCTTTAATATTAAATGTACTCATGTCTGCTTCATAACCAATCATACCAAGCAAGCCGTCACGATTCTTTTCCATATGACATGCGAGTAACCCTTGCGGGTTCTCACCGCAGTATGTATCTGTGATACCATACAAGTCATAAGGACGATTAAGAATCATAACTACATGTGCATCCTGGCCAATACTATCACCACCAAACAAATCTGTTAGTAGTGGCTGGTACTGATTCTTAGCACGATGTTCTTGTTCTATGTTACGATTGAGCTGTGATAATAATATATTAATAACTCCAAGTTTTGATTGCATCCACATGCAACCCTTAGATACTGTGTTTAGTCTGCGCAACTCTGTTTCTTCATTGCCACGTATCAAACGTGAGTGGTCAAATAAGTTGATCACTGTGTGCTCAGGATGCTGACTAAATAGTTCTTCGTTAGTATTCATTATGTATTCCATACTACGAGGAACATTGTTAAAGTATATAGGATAGTTCTTATACTTCTGAACTTTTGCCGCATAGATACCAAAGTCTTTATCAGACAATGTATTATCTACAGACAGTAGTTCAGCCATTTGTTTTTGAACATCCTTTGATGCTGACCGCATCACCTGCTGGTAACCGGGCATCTCAAAGGTCCAATACAATACAATTATTTTCTTGTGCCTGTTAGTATCAAGCACATCAAAGATTAGCTGGTTGCTGAATGCTGATTTACCAACACCAGGACGACCAGCAACTACATACATCTTACCCTTTTGTAGGCCACCTAGAAGATTCCTGTTAAGTCTTTTCCAGGACGTAGCTAGTACGTTCCGTTGCCCTTTCTTAGCCTGTTTGACTATAGCAACAGATTGATTTACCGCCCTGTCTATTCTTTGAAATCCTCTAGTTTGAAATACGTTAGAGTCTTCTTGTGATTCTTTCTTGTTCTCCTGCATCGTCGTCTATATTTGTGTATTTTTCCCAAGTGTGATTGTTTATCCACACTTCAAGATTTTGTAAGTATTCTAATCTTTGTTTGTCTACCTTCAGCTGAACATGTAATAGTTTCATAATACGATCATGCACGTGCCTTCTATCCAAAACAATCTTTCTATACCTTTCTTTGGCTTTAAAGTTTGTCTTGGCATCTGGATCTGAAGCATGTAATACCCTGATACCATTAGATGTTCTAACTTTCATAGGATACGTAGCCAAAAGCTGAGCAAACATCTGATCAAAATCAGAAGCAAACAAATCAATAAACTTCTGCCTAACAATGTATGTGTCATAGCCTTCAGGGCCAATCTTAACGAATCCTTTCTCTTGTAAGTCATCCCAGTTAGGGTTTAATTTTAGATTAGACAGAGTCTTAAATCCTTTTCTGTATATAGCATACAAAGCAAGATAATCATCTGCACTTATCTCATTTTCAGTTAATAAATTAATGTCAATTTCTAATTGCATAAGCTTATAAATTTACGAAAAATGCGCCTGATTAACAAGGTAACCAGGTCACATTATCTAGATTTTTCACACTACTTTTCAACCATTTTTCTTCTTGACTATCCTTGACATACAAGATATGTATCTTGCCTATCTTACCTTCTTGATAACGTATAATTCTACCTACACGTTGTATCATAGTTAAGGACTTGCTAGTCAAGCCACATATAACAGCCATTGTAGCATCAGCCACATCGAAGCCCTGGTTCAAAGCTTTTGTAGAACACAGCACAGGCTTGTCACCTGATCTAAAATCTTTCAGTGCTTGTTCTTTTTGTTTCTTAGTTTTCCCACTGTGATATACAGTAGAGAATGTTTCTGTTGCATCTGCAAGTTTGTTAGTAAACTCATTGCTACCACCAAACACAAGTATCTTTTCACCTATGTTCTTGACAACAATCTTTTGCAACTCTGCAATTTTACCATCGGCATGGTCTACCACAGCTTTACGTGCTCTAATAGAGCGATAGAACTGTGCAGCAGCAGCTTTATCTTCAGAGCTAGCCGTGTGTTTACCTGCACCCATAATATGCTTTGCTTTATCAAATGCACCAAACTGTCCAAGACAGTATTTAGCATATACAAATGTATTATTAGCTTTCTTGTACTCTTTCTGTTCAACATCAGTTAGCTGTATAGGTATGCAAACTATCTCATAAGGAGAAACAAGGCCAAGCGCTACACATTCATCAAGACTTATCATATACACTAGAGGAGCAATCTTGTACAACAACTCTTTATACTCGTAATCTTCAGGTAATGTAGCAGTCATGCACAATAATCTGTCCCAAGTATTGTTCTCAAAGAACTTGCGATACTCAGGTGACAGACCAAGGTGTATCTCATCACAGACCACAACATCATAGTGCTGATCCTCTAGCTTGTAAGCAGAAGCATAACATAAGATGTCTACATTATCTAGCGCAGACTCATAGCCCCACTTAATAAACTCCTCTTTAAATTGGTCTTGCAACTGATGGGTAGGAACTAGTACAAGTCCCTTGCCACCATCAGATAAGGTTTTAGCTACAGCTATAACACCACACCTAGACTTACCAAAGCCTGTACCAGCGATAATACTACCGTTAAAACCTTTCTTTGCCCAATTGTTAAGAGCTTTCTTTTGCTCTGTATCTTTTACTTTTATTAGTTTACTCATCCCTAAATCTATCTGGATCTGGCTCATAGTCTTCGTAGTTTTCTTGTATTATACCTTCAAGTTCATCTTTATCAAACTCTTCAAAACCCTGCATAAAATGCAGAATATCTACCTTTAACAGGTTACCATTAGTGTCTGTTAAGTTTGCCCATAAGGCATTAATTGTAACACCGCCGTGGTAACCTGTACCACTGTAGTCTAATTCAGATGATTCATATTCATAATCAACTTGGACCGTGTATCCATTTTCTAATTCTATTTCGTGTAACATAATTTAATTATTTATAATTAACATTGTTAATATTAATACTATTATACCTAGAAAGCCTATAGTACAGGCAAACATGTTGTAGTCAAATTCGTGTTTTGGTTTGTTCATGATAATATTACTTGTATTTTACTAATTTGCATTTGCAGTTCTTCATTTTCATGCTCAAGATATTCCACACGAGCTGCAAACTTTTTTATCATTTCATCTTTATCATTAGAATCTGACATACCTTTAATTCCTATAGCTATTTCACATATATTAAAGAACTCTGCATATGCCTTATCTACATCCATAAGATCTGCATGCACTTTAAATGCGTGCAGCACTGTAGCATGATCTCTATGAAATATAGCAGCATTTACAGTAGAGCTGTATTTTAACTTATCATTAATAAGCACCATACATATACGTCTAGCCGCAACTACTTCACCGTTTCTGGTTTTACCTCTAATCTTACTGATTGGGACCTCAGTAAGTCTAGACACAGTAGCAAGTATTCTTGCAACGTTTGCATCTAGTTTATATAATTTTATTTTTCCCATGATTTACTAATATTTGTGTCTGCTTTCAACAGACCGTTCGTAACTACCTCAAGAGCTGCTTGCTCCATTAGTCTTGTCATTGTAATCACCCACTCTTCTGCTATGCTCTCTTTACATATAGTGTCTACCTGGTCATGTACTGTCATAACTATCTTTACAGGTAAGTCATACAGTTTAATGTGGTCTCTGATAAGAATCAAAGCTTTCTTAGTCATGTCAGCAGATGCACCTTGTATAGGTGTATTCTTACTAGCGCGCTCTATACTACCAAGCTCAAAAGCCTGGCTCTTGTCTTTATAGATACGAGGGTACCATGTAGGAAACCAACGACGTCTGTTGTAGGGTGGAAATGTTTTGATATAACCAAACTTTTTGCCAAAGCTGCCTAGTTTATCTAGGAACCCGCCAATAGCTGGGAACGCTTCAAAGTATTTATTAATCAGAGCTTCAGCTGCCTTTGTATTTATATCAAGAGTATCCGCAAGTTTATGTGGTCCCATACCATAGGCTAGTCCAAAGTTAATAGTCTTAACATTTGTACGTAGTTTACCGTGCTTAGGACATTTACACTTGCTTTTGTTCTTCATATAACTACAGTCATCTTCAGCCGCATCTATCCACTCTTGTCCGTATACAAGATCAGCACACACACTGTGTAAGTCTTGTCCTTTTTGAAGAGCTTTAATCCATACAGGATCACTAGAGCCAAATGCAATTACATTAAGCTCTTGAGAAGAATAGTCACTGCTGACGAAACACCAGCCGTCAGGAGCCAAAAAGCAATTACGGAACTTATTATCCGCAGGTATCTGTTGCATGTTTGGCTTCTTGGATGCGACCCGTCCAGTGTCAAGTATTTGATTGAATTGCGTATGTACTTTACCATCGCTTGAAACAAATTTAAAGAAGTCTTTACCGTAAGAAGTAGCAAGCTTCATCTTTTCTTTGTATTTGACATACAAATCAATGACTTTGTGCTTACGTCTGTACTTGTACATTTTCTTACCGTTAACATCTTCTAGTTCAGGGACTAGTTTTTGAAATACTTTTAGAACTTGTGTAGGGCTAGTCCACTTGACCCCAACTTTACGTATATCTTCAATAGGAGTAAACAAGTCACCTTGAACATGAGTTAACACAAAGCACGACAACTCTGGGACGATTTTTACCAGGTCATCTAATTTATCTCTCATGTCCAAGGCTTCTTGTTCGCTTGCACGTGCAATGACCTCCCAAGCATCTTTATCAATATCAATACCATTGTATTCAATATCAGAGAATGCTAACACTGCACGGTTTTCAAGTTCTACTACACTCTGTAGTTTAAACTCTTCTATCTTAGGCAACTGTAGCTTACGAAGCTTACATAAATATTCTACGTCTTTGGCACCGTATACTATCTGGTCATCACGATAAGCTTGGCCGGATAACCCTATAAATTGGTTTCTGATTTCCTTATTTAATTCTACATTTAAGTAGCGTTTACAGAGGTCTTTCAGTCCATAACCTATGTGACGACCACAAGATAGTATTCTTTCAACCAAAAACGTATCATAAACTCCATCACATTCTATACCTGACCACTTTTTAATAAACTTGTAGTCAAACTTAGCATTGTGAAATATCTTTATAATAGCAGGCGATTCTAATATATTTTTTAAAGGTGTAATATCAATAAACCTAGTGTCTATAACAAACTGCTGATGCTCGTCCCCAATCTGGAACATAATCATCTTCTTGCAAGTAAAGTCAAATCCTTCAGTTTCTGTATCAACACCTAGAACTTCTTTGTCGTGGCAATAGTCTACCACATTTTGAATAGTGCCTAGCTTATATGAGTCGCTCAGACTTGTTGTTTGCGTTACTAATGTTATCATCTGTTAGTTCTTTTAAGAATGTATCACTAAATTGTACTAGATATGTAGCATATGTTGTGGATACAAATTTACCTTGCCATTCTAATTCTGGCTGACCTTGTTGCTCAGCTGATCTAATCTTATGTCTTAAGGTTTCTATCTCTCCCTCTTGAATAGCTGCATATAACTCTTTCATCTTTCCCATTATTTATATATTGTTATTGGTTCTTTCTTTATTTCTTCGTTCAGTGCCTGCTCTATATCTAATAATCTGTTGATAAGAAGTCTATGCTTTCTAACCAACTCACTACTAGAATCATATTGCTCTAGCTTAATTAAAGTGCGCTGTACGCTGTGTATAAGAAGAGATACTTCTCCTCTAGTTAAAGTAGTATTCTGCATGATAAATAGAATTAGACAACAAAGGGGCACAAGGCCCCTTCATTATCAATTAGTATTAACAGTCTATTGATTAGGCTGTCTTCTTCGTAGTCTTAGTAGACTTCTTAGCTTTAGACCCTACAGGTCTTCCACGTCTTTTGGTTTTGGTTTTAGTCGTGGTAGTAAATAAGTCAATAGTAATCTGCTTTTCAGTTACTGTGACATTATGAGATGCAGATACTGTAGCTACTACCTTACCTGCGCTTTTTATTAATGTATTCATTTTCAATGATTTAGATAATTATGTATAAATATTCTTTATAAAACTTTACAAATATAGTAAATTTAGGTATACCAAACAAATGATATACCTAAATTATTTATATTATCCTAGGTTTAATCCTGCAACATCTGCAAACTTATCCAAGGCATCTGCGTTTTGTACAACAGCAGTGTCTGTCTTCAAGAATGTTTGCTCTGCAGCTGTGTCACCATAACATGATACAACTTGTGCATTCATAAATACTTTCTTTCCATTGTGTAGCATAACTTCACCATCTTTACCTTTGCGCTTGCAGCGGTTCTCTGGATCTTCAGCTTGCCAAGCGTTAGGCTCTGTAGATTCAGTAATCTGAACTCTAGCACGAACAACTTCGCCATCAGGACTAGCTACACCAACAACAGTTGGATTAACAATGTTTAGTTCAACATAATTCTTATCTCTTTCAGCATCATGTTGCCAGCTATTAGCTACATGGTTAGGATCAATGTTGAATAATGGGTAAACATCTTCAGCAGTACCAGTCAACCATGCACGATACCCTCTACGAGTAAATCTTACATCTGATTTGTTAGCAAGATATAATAAGTTTATACCTGCACCACCACCACTTCTGTATGGATTGTTTACATTTTCAATAAATTCTAGCTGTACTTTGTCTGAACTTGTAGACCAGATTCTGTACAATAGTGTATCATTCTCATTTAGAGTGGGGATACTACCACTGTTCATCGCATTTGTCATTTCTAATGGATTAAAAAATTAATAATTAAGTTTGTCTATGTCTATAACATCGTATTTTGCACGACATAAGTCATCATAAGATATAGCTATCTGTCTAATATCCTTCTGCCCAATGCATTGAGAATAAAAGTCATGAGCTTCTTCACTATTACCAAAAACTGATGTTCTTTGGCAAGTGTGATAGTTTAGTGGCACTGTAGTGTCACCCGATTCATCGCAACTGTAAGTTACTGTCCAAATTAGTCTTTCATTTTCTTTCACTTTCTTTTAGATTTAATAAATTAGTAATTATATATTGTGGTTAGCAATGACACACTTTCAGCAGTGTCCTCTGTTAATTATAAAAAAGAGAGTACAGATCCTAGTCTTATTTCTGTATTTCACCGCTTCACTTGTATCGGGATGGTGGTTATGTGCACTAACCAACTCTCTTTATGTTACTAATAACAGGTCAGCAGCCGTTTTTCTCGATGTTACATTCCCCTTTGAGGCACCTCTACTGTTCGTCACTAGTTCTAGAAGGTTATCACTAACCACTAGGCTTATTGTTACACCTGTTATTATATTATGTCAAGTGTATCCGTAGGACTACCTCTCGTAGGTATATTAAGCAGTAGCCACGACTGGCCTTGCTCCCCCAGGATACATTGCTTGATTATATCTCGTCCAACCTTTAGCGTAAAGCTTATTCAGTTAGTGAAGGAGCATCCACCGAGATTGTATTATTATACTGAATCCAAATAGAATCAGCTTTGTAATTGTATTCTGACCACAGTTGGTCAAGTTCATAGTCGAGCTTAGCACGCTCAAGACTACGTGTTGTACCACAGCTACCTAGAGCTATGATACAAATAAGTATAATTAGATATTTCATCGTTTCATTTTACAATGTGATTTTACATATCCATTTCCTGTCAATGTTTTCGGTGAGGAACATGATGTTAACCACACCGCAAGGACAAAGAGTACAACTAGTACTCTTAAGTCCTTGAGGGTATAATTACTATTCATTGTCTAAATAGTGTTTGTAACTCCAGTTGTCCATCTTTGTCTGATACATCTCAGATCTTTTGATGAACGCTGCAGTTAGCATTATTGTAACAGCTGTTGCGCAGCCGTACAAAATTGAAGTATTAACAATAGCGAATATTGCAAGTATTATAGATACAATACCTGTAAGAAACGCTAACAATTGATAGCAGAACTTTAGTCTGCCGTAAGTATAATAAGACATAATATATAACATTGGTTGATATAGACACTTTACAGTGTTTCGTCTATTGAAGACTCATCAGTATATCTTTGTTAAAAACAAGCCCAGACTCTGCGTTGACATTTAGTCATCGGTATCCTTCCTTCCCTTCCGTCTTACGAGTGAGGCTATTTTGTACGGAGCAACAGGATTGAATCTACCTTGTAGTTCAACTGCCTCTGTCGGCACAGGTGATCAAACCTGCCTGTCATAAAGAGATCGACCACTCTATTATGTTAAGCTCCTGTAATCTTAAATATCTTTAAAAAAGCCTTTTGTCTTCTTGCTTAGGAATACGTCGAATATCACGACCTTTCTATATATTTTGATAATGACACATAGTGTTTCGCTTAATAAAAGCTCATCAGATTATCTTTAGTATGGATAACTATGGAATCTAATTCCCATTATCCAGTCTAGCCATTCGCCTTCGTCCATAATGATATATAATGTAATGGTTAATAATGACACTAAATGTGAAAGACCCACAAAAGTGGTGAATGCAGTCTAGTTGACACACTCACACACTAATGTTGTGTAGATAGATAAAGAGTATTACAAAGTAATACCCTCTAGCTCTTTTAGCAACGCGTCTGCTGTCTTAACAACCTCAATATCGAAGCTATCTAACTTACATACTGCCAAATCTTTCTCAAGAATAGAACCATCTCCAAATGGTAGCTTGGTGCCTTTCTTGTAAATGTCTAGCAATACATTTTGTCCTGAAGCAGGACGCTCTGCTATTTTAAAGGAAATCAGTCCTTCTGCTGTCTTTGCTGTAGCTCTGTAGTATGTGTTACCTTCATAGGAACGAGCTACTGAACCTACTACTACACCTGGAATATTTTCCATAATCAATTTAGTTTTGTGTACCCGGGGGTACTGTTAATACTCTACTTAAGGTGGGGTGTGTTTCATAATACCCCTACGCTCTCAAAGATTTTGGTAGTTAAAAATTTTTTAGTAGTTTTGCACTCAGAAGCACACAATACGTGTATCACCCCAGAGGGCCGAGAGGTAGTTATGGGGTCAGACGTTGGATTGTAGACCTTAAATAAAGGTTAGAGTTTTCTCCAATAGCTTCTAAAAAGGCGGATATAGCCAACGGTTAGGGCACATTACACAGAGGTAGGTGTGATGAATTAACATCAGTTTTAGTGTCCTTAGGTAGTCCAAAAGACAGCACTGCCAGCGGTAAAATTCCAACTGAAATAGTCAAACGCCTAGGGGTGTGGTGTATCTATTAGTGAAGTTCTTCACAAAACATTTGGATTTATAAAGTATTTTGTTATACCTTTGCAGTATTAACCAAATTATAGAAATAATGGCAAAGGAATTTACATTTCAACCCTTCGGAGCGTGGATAGTTGTACCACGTCCAGACTCAAAAACTACAGAGTCAGGAATTATCTTAGACGATGCAACTGCAAAAGCATTACAAACAAACATAGTAGAAGTATTGGCGGTAGGCCCGCAAGTTACGCAATGTAAAAAGGGTGACAAGATTATGGTAGACCCAAATACAGAGGCAATGCTGATTCATATTGATGAAGTACAGTATTTGTTTGTTAGTGAGTTTCAAGTATTAGGTAAATTCTAATGAAGCTCCCTGGCACAGTTACAATAAATCTAGACGACTACTTAGAGTTGATAGAGCATACGCAAAAAACAAATGAATTGCGTGATTCTACAGCTAGAGCAGCTAAAGAGATGTCTGTATTCCTATCATTCCTGTGTACCAGAGATGATGTGGTTGGTTATATAGAAGAATTTAACAGACAATCTAAAACAGCACAGATAGTTGTGGAAGATGGTCGAGCTACAATAGAATTTAAAGATGATAAAAACAAAATTTCAGACGAGTAGTTGGGAAGAGCTTTTTAGATTGTATGATGAATTTGAAACAAAGTTAGAGATGTGGTCAGAAAAAAATATAAACTGTACATGGGACATACAAGTCCTAATAGGTGACCATGAGTATACACTAATAGTAACAGTAATAGATGAAAGCAGCGAAGAAAAAGAATAAACGTAGAATATATATAGATGGTCAACCTATGAAGGTAGAATATGCTGTGTATGAATTATTAGAAAACCAAAAACTAAAGATAGAGCAGTACGAAGCTATACTTGCTGCCTATCTACAAGAAAAAGAAGAAGCGAATGGAACAGAAGATAACGATTAACGTAAACTCTACACTTAAGTATTTACAGTTCTGGAATGGTGTGTTTAATCTGACATCCACAGAGCTTAGAGTTTTGTCAGCACTTGTTGATACTGCTAAGGTATTAGAAGATCCTAGTATATGCTCTGCAAAAGTTAAGAAGGAAGCTGCAAAAGTACTAGGCTTGTCTGACTTTAACACTTTGAATAACTACGTAAAGAAGATGAAAGACAAAAAAGCTATACGTAAAGAGAATAAAAACTATATACTTAATAGATTACTAGATTTAGAAACTGTAAAGGTAGAAGTAAATATAAATTGGAATGAGTAAAGATGAAATGCCAAGTTTATGGCAAATGGCAAAAAGTTTTAGTAGAGATCTTACTAAGTATGTAGCAAACGGGTCACCTAATGTGTCTGAAACAGATTACACACAAAGGTTATCTGACTGTAACAGTTGTGAATACTTGGTAAGAGATAAAATGAGGTGTGGTAAGTGCGGATGTTTGATAGAGCATAAAGCAAAATGGAAAACAACTACATGTCCTATAAACAAATGGAAAGCACAAGATAATGGCGAAGTCAAAAAAGGAGATAATACAAACACTAGCGACAAAGTATAACTTACCGTTAGAGAAGATAGAAAGAATTGTAAACAGTCAGTTTAAGTATGTGGCTAAAGTTATGTCAGGAGGTGAATTTGACTCTATTAGGCTACCATATTTTGGAAAGTTTCACTCTAAAAAAGAAAGAAGAGATATAATAAATGGAATTACTAGAGATAGTCGATAATGTAGCAGTGCCTTCTCCATATGCTAAAAGTATTTTGGAGTTCAAGAATCTGAATGCAAAAGAACTTGCATATGTTTACTTTATGTGTGATCATAAGTCACCGTATGCAGTATATGATTTAGACTCTAGACATAATGAAGTAATGTTAGGTGTATATGGTAAAGAATCTAAAGCATCTACAAAAGTGCAAGCGGCTTGTGATGTATATAAAAAATTAAAAGAAACATCTGCAGTAAAATTACTAAATGCTGCTAGGTCATCTGTAATAAAACTACAAAAGTATTTTGAAACTGTAGATCTTACATTAATGGATGATAATGGTAGACCTATATTTCATGCAAAGGATTTGGTTGCCAACTTATCTAAGATGGGGGATGTAGTAAATGGATTATCTAAATTAGAGGAGCAGGTTGCTAAACAAGAGCAAGTTAATACAAATACACGCGGAGGAGTTGTAGTTAACAAATATAGTTCGTAGATTTGGGTTATGGATTTTTTAGATGACATGCAAGATTACTACGATTCAATGAATAATGCATATGATTTTGTAACTAGAAGAATAACACTTGACGATATATTTGAAAAAGCAGAGCAATCTGGTAGAATGGAGGAGTTTTACCTACCGTTTGACCCTATAAGCAGTGATGGCAGAGATGAAGCTACGCTAGATCTGTTAATAGAACATTTTATAGAAACAGAAGAGTACGAGAAATGTCAAGAGTTATTGAATTTAAAAAAGAAGTATTTAAGCGCACCAGAGGACTAGCTCCAGCTGCAAATAAGTACTTAAAAAATGGTTACTATACAGATGCATTACCAGGAACAAAGCCTTACTTTGAATATTGGGATGAAGAGAGACGTAGATGTCTGTATGGCTACACTCACAATGGTGTAACTATAACAGGTAATCATTATTTTTATCTAAACTACTGCCCCATTGACAGATCTGTTGATGAAGAACTACCAGATGGTACAATTATAGCGCGAAGAGAGCGTACATTCCCAGCATTTTACGACGGAGATTGGAAATATTTCTTATCAGTAGATAGATGTAGGAGAGAAAACAAGCATATGACGGTATTAAAAGCACGTCGTAAAGGATTTTCTTATAAAGCTGCTGCTATGCTTGTACGTAACTACTTTCATATGCGTAATAGTAAAAACTATGTTTTTGCAGGGCAGAAAGAGTACTTGATTGGGGATGGACTACTGTCCAAAGCTTGGGATATTATGTCATTTGTAGATGATAATACAGCATGGACGCAGCCAAGACTACGAGACAGAGAAATGCACAAACAATCTGGGTACAAAAAGAATGTAAATGGTGCACTTGTAGAGATGGGAATGAAATCACAAATTATAGGCGTGTCACTAAAAGATGATCCAGACAAAGTCCGTGGTAAGGCAGGTGAACTTATATTTTTTGAAGAGGCTGGGTCATTTCCAGGACTACTAAAAGCATGGGAAGTTGCTATGCCAACAATGCGTCAAGGTAGTAAGACATTAGGTACAATGATTGCATTTGGTACAGGTGGTACAGAAGGATCAGATTTTCAAGGTATGGAAGAGCTATTCTACAATCCAGATTCGTATGACTGTTTAGCTTTTAAGAATGTGTGGGATGATGGTGCTATGGGCACAGAATGTGGGTACTTTGTGCCAATATTTGAGAACTTAGAAGGGTTTATAGATGATGATGGTAACTCTTTTGTAGATAAGGCTATAGATTTTGAAGAAGGAAACAGGAACAAAAAGAAAGGTACTAATGATCCAAAAGCATATGATCAGTATATAGCAGAACATCCTATGTGCCCGGCAGAAGCTACATTACAAGTATCTTCAAATCTATTTGATATATCATCACTACAAGAGCAATATAATAAGGTAAAAGCAAACAAGCTACATGCTATAGGTACTGCAGGTAAACTGTATTATGGTAAAGAAAATAGAATAAAGTTTGAGCCTGATGGAGATGCTAGGCCAATCCTTCGATTTCCACATCGTAAAGAAGATAATCTGGAAGGAGCCATTGTTCTCTACGAAGGTCCTTATAGAAACCAGGAGGGACAAACTCCACATAACCTATATCTAGTTTGCCATGACCCGTACGGACAAAACCAATCAGCAGACTCCAGTTCTCTTGGTGCTGCGTATGTGATAAAGAGAATAAATAATATATCAAAGCCTGATGATTTAATTGTTGCTAGCTATGTAGGTAGGCCACACACGCAGGACGAATATAACAAAAATTTATTTATGCTAGCTGACTATTACAATGCTAAGATAGGATTTGAGAACGATCGTGGTGCTGTAATACAATACGCAAAGCAGCACAGAAAGTTACACAGATTACAGGAAGAGTTTGAGATGTTAGATAAGAAAGAACTAAGATCTAGAAATGTAAAACGTAACTTTGGTATGCATACAACAGAAGCTAGGAAGAGGCAGGGTGAGTTGTATATAAGAGACTGGTTGAACGCTGTAAGATCTGATGATGGAGATAAGGTAACACTTAACTTACATAAGATATATGATTTAGGTCTTTTACAGGAGCTAATAAAGTTTAATCATAAGGGTAACTTTGACCGTGTAATGGCACTGATGGTAGGGATGTACCATACACGAGAGTTATACAATGCGGAGGTTAAAGAGATACTAGAAGATAATGCATCAAACGATTGGTTTGATAAGAATTATCGCTAGTGTTATATATATAAATAATAGTTTAAAATGTATACACCTCGTTAATGTGTGTATAAAAAATATTAATTTTGCAGGATATGTATCTAGGGGGAGAAAAAATACCGCAGCAAAAGCTGCCTTTATCAAAGAAAAATAAAAAGTGGAAAGAAGCTTGTGTTGAAGCTTTTATCGACTTATCTAATCAAGGTGTATCTAAGAGAAGAGACTACATCAGAACACTGTATGACTACTACAATGGTATAATTGAAGAGGAAGACTATCGTTACGTTCTTGCCCCATATGGCAAGTCCCGCAATAATTTCCCCTCTAAAATGCGTAACTATCCTATTATCAAGCCTATCATTGATCTTCTATTAGGTGAGAAGTCTAAACGACCTCTCAATTATACCGTAGCAGTCCTTAACGAGGATGTAGTATCTGAAAAAGAAAAAGCAAAGCAGATGGTGTTTATGCAAAATATGCAGGCACAGTTTGCTAATAAGATGATGCAGATGGGTATTGCTCCTGAAGAAATGCAAGAGCAGCAGATACAATTACCTGAAGATATATTAAAGTCTTTTGAAAGAAGTTACGTAGACAACAGAGCTATTATAGGTCAGAAGTCTATGAATTACATAATGCAAAATGCAGAAGTGTATGATAAATTACAGAAAGGCTGGTTTCACTATCTAATATCTGGAGAAGTTTACACAGAGAGAGGTGTTCGTAATGGAGAACCTTTCTATGATATACTTAATCCTCTTGACGTAGATTACGACAAAGATCCAGATCTAGAGTTTGTAGAAGACGGAGACTGGGCATTAGTTCGTAAGTACGTACATGTCTCAACAGTAGTTGATCACTTCTATGACCTACTAACACCCGAACAAATACTAGAGCTAGAACAGCCTAGACAATCAGATATTGATTCATACTTACTATTTAGACGAGCTGAAACATCTAAGGATGAGAATGCATATAGAAATAGATTGATAGAAGTTGTAACAGTATACTGGAAATCAAGAAAACGTATAGGATTTTTGACATACCCAGATCCAATGACTGGTACAATAGAGGAAGAGATTGTTGATGAAAGTTTTAGAATGCCTGCAGAAATGAAAGCTATGGGTGCTAAAGTAAAGTACACTTGGGTAAATGAAGTATGGCAGGGCACAAGAATAGATGGTAGAATGTATGTAGATATACATCCTGTATCTAATCAAAGAAACACAATGAATGACCCATCTGTTTGTAAGTTACCTATAAATGGTAGACGATATTCAGACATAAATGCAAAGAACATATCTCTAGTGTCACTAGGTATACCCTACCAGTTGAACTACAACATCTACAAGTATAGATTAGAGCTAGCTATTGCAAGATCAAAAGATATTATAGCACAGTTTGATATTAACATGATACCAAAGAAATGGGACATGGATAAGTTTATGTACTATGTAGAAGGTACAGGTATAGCATGGGTAGATTACAACAAAGAAGGTATTGCACTAAATCCACAGCACCAGTCTGTATTAGATATGTCAATCAAGACTATATCTCAATACATTACTTTGCTAGAGTCTATACTAAACGAATGGGAAAAACTATCTGGTGTAAACAGACAAAGACAAGGTAGTGTAGGACAATACGAAGGTAAAGGATCTACACAGCAAGCTATTGTACAATCTTCACATATTACAGAAGATATGTTTAGAAAGTTTGAGCACTTAGAGCAAAGAGACTTACAAGCATTACTTGACTACTCTAAAGAAGCTTGGTTGACAGGTAAGAGCGGGGCATATGTAATGCCTGATGGAACTGTAGAGTATTTAACTGTAGATCCGTTATCACACTTAGAAGCAGACTACGGTATATTTGTAACTAACTCTGGTAAGGAGAAAGAAAAGATAGATACTATCAGACAAATGGCTCAGTCTATGATACAAAACGGAATGCCAGCATCTGCTATGGCAGACCTACTAGAACAAGAAAGCTTTACTGAGATTAAGCATAAGCTGAAAGAAGCTGAGAAGTCTATGCAAGAATTACAGCAGCAGCAACAGCAAGCAGAAATGCAAGCTAAGCAGCAGTCAGAACAACTACAAGCTCAAATGAAACAGCAAGAGCTAGATAATGCAAATCAAAACAACGAGCTTGATAGAAAGAACAAGATTGATATTGCAATGATACAAGCTGGTATGGCTGAAAGTGCTGGCAAATTTAATCTAGAAAAAGCTATGATGGATCAAGAAGTTAAGTCACAAGAGGTTGCTATCAAGGCAAAAGAAGCTGATGAAGATGCTAGATCTAACAGAGCTAATGAAGAAATAAAAAGGGAAGCAAACAAGAAGCGTAAGAGTTAATGACGAACGAGGAGCAGATGCAGGTCTTGAAAGAGGCCATCAAGTCAAATTATAAAGGCAGTCTTGCTGAAATTCTACAACCTCAACAGCAACCGCAAGGTCCTGAAGGTGTAGCTATGCAGCAGCAGATGCCTGAAATGCCTGTACCCCCAGCATCCCCTCCACAAATAAACCCTGCAAGCGCACGACCTCCTGTGCAAGATAATCAAGGACACTTAGTACAATCTTATCAAAGTGCACCTCCTGGCCTGAGAAACTTACCATCAGGACCAGCAGAAGGTATGCTTATACAGAAGATGGAAAAGGGTGGTACTAAAGATCCTAATCCTAAGCAACCTACAGGTTATGATGACAAGCCAGTAATATCTGAAAGAACTTTTGACGCTTTTAAAAATCTTGATGTAGTAAAAGATTCTTATGAATTTATTCCTAACATAAAGCCACATGAGATGCAAAATTATGTTGAGTTTGATGGCAAACTAGTGTTTAAATCTGATCTTGAAGAAATTCAAAACGAAACCTATCAGCAGTATTCAGATAAAGCAGCCAAATTAGAGTACGTAAAACCTCTAAGTGAAGAAGAATTTGAGCAACTACAAGCCAAAAGATTGAGTTATCTTTTTGATCAAAGAAGGCTTGATCAAGAAAATTTTGTAGGTAGTGATATACTAAATAACTATGAAGATTTTAAAGATATTCCTGAGTACTCAGACTATACATGGAAGAGTGGTAGGGAAATGACAAATGCTCCAGTCTACAAAGCTATGGATAAGGTGCTTCCTGCACTCGATAAGCTTACTGACGCAGAAGTCCAAGAGTTTACACGACTTATAAATACCTTAAGCTCTCCATATACAGAAGCAATGTCTGAAAATGAAGATTTTGGACAAGGTGATGCTTTTAAAATTCTTATGGGTCAAGACCTTTCTGGAATAAAAAAGTATAGAAAAAAGATGGGTCTTACTAAAGGGGACATTTTGGATCTTGTGCAGCCTGGTAAAAATGCTGGTGTAGCTACCAAAGCTCTTGCCTCATCTGCAAAGGCAGTAATAAGACTTAAAGACTTTAAAGATGGGGGTCCTCGTAGAACAGACGGTCCTAGAGCTATACCAAGTAATGAAGGTATGACGGGTATGATGAAAGCAAAGATTGCCATGGAAAATGAATTTGGCAATAACCCAGCCATATCTCGAATGATAAAGCCAACTGATAAATCATATGATTTTGGTGATGGTAGAACAGGAACTCATCATATGGGTAGCTATGGTAAGTCTGCTATACCAAACATACAAGATGTAGGTGGTAGTTTACAATACACAGGTCCTAGAACAGATGAAGCTATTAAGTTTGATCGTGAGCAAGATGCAAGATACTTTGCAGAAAAATATAAAGATGTAGCACCAGCACTTCGTAAGAGAAAGAGCGGAGGGTACAAACCAAAATATCCACAGAAGTTTCAAGAAGGAGGTAATGACCAAGTTACTCCATATGACATGGATTATGTTACATATGGAAGTAAAGAATATAACAAAGCATATAAAGAGGGCAGGGTAGCTAGCACTACTTATGATGAAAAGGGAGAACCAACTCTTAATATGCAAATGCTTCCAGAGGTAGAGATTGTAACAGAGAGAGGCTCAGGTCCTTCTACCTTAGAATCCGCAGCATATGCACAAGAAGTTAATCCTGTAATACGAGGTGTTCAACAAAGCGGTAGAGAAAAGGTTGCTTTAGCAACTTTAGGGTTACCGACCGCTGGAATTATAGGGGCAGAGTTAGGGCTAGGATATGCAGGTCAACAGTTAGTAAGATCAGGTTCACAATCTGCTTATACAAATATATTAAAACCAACTGCCCAAAAGTTAATAGCTCCTATAAAAAGGTATGGAACTAAAGCTGCAACAGATTTTACTAATATTATGAGTAAATCTCCTGCTGGTCAAACTTTAATGCAAACTGCTAAATCAAAAACAGGGAGTTTATTATCAGGAACATATAATACAATGAAAGGTATGGCGGTTCCGCAAGCATATGGTATTATAGCCAATCAAGCGCAAAGTGAGATTAAAGGTGAAGGAACTGTGGATAACAGGCTTCAAGCTTTTAAGAAAGCAACAGATGTTGTTCCTCAACTAGCAAAGATTAAAGATACATTTAAGATAGGTAAAGATTTGTATGATAAAGATTATGATAGTGCAGCTTTAAGAACTGTATCTTTATTAGGTGATAAAAATCCTTTGGTTAAATATGGAACTAAGCTACTTAATAAATTTACAGACACTGATTTAGTTGAATCTACGCCAGAAGCAGCAAAGAACGTCGGAGGCAAAGTTATTGAAGGAGTCAGCACAATTAAGCAAGCATTAACTCCAGAAGGCAAACTGATTGCTGGAAATAGATATGGAGGATACAGAAAAAAACTTAGAAAAAAGAAACGCAAGTGATATATAATAAAGACATATCCAAAAACTTATATGTATGTGATATTACTTGTATAATTAACTATTTTTGTAAAAAATTAATATATAGATTATGATAGAACCAGGAGAAGAAGGCATCGGTTTGGATGATATTTCATTTGACGATGTTATTACAGGAGGATCAGAAAGCTCAGAAGTAGCAGACGATCTCGCAATAGACAACCCAAGTGATGAAGCTGAAGAGCTTGACGCGGATGCAGAAGAATTAGAAGAGTCTGAAGACGTAGAGGAAGAAGAGGAGTATGATAACGAAGAGGATGAAGATGAAGACGAAGACTACGATGAAGATGAGGATGAAGATGATGATAGAGAACCTGTAGCTAATACAGTAGTATCTGAAATACTAGACCAGTTGGGATATGAAACTGACGAAGAGTATGATGATACGACAGAAGGTTTGTTAGCTATGACTCAAGATGTAGGAAAACAAATTGCAGAAGATCAGTTAGATAATCTGTTTGAAAACTTTCCATTAGTTAAAGATCATCTTGAATACGTTCTTAACGGAGGAGACTCTCAAGACTTTATGCAAGCTTATGATCCTAATTTGGATTACGGTAAGGTTGAGCTTGCAGAAGACGATGTAAGAAGTCAAAAAGCTATTTTGTCTGATTACTTTGCCACAAAAGGTCACGAACAAGAGTTTATAAATGAACTGCTTGAGGATTACCAGGATAACGGCAAGTTATTAGATAAAGCAAAAGCTGCACAAGGCGCACTGTCTAAGATGCAAGAGAATAGTAGAGCTCAGCTAGTACAGCAGAGAAAAGCAGAAAGACAACAGCAACAAGAGCAGCAAGAAGAATTTTGGAATGGTGTGTATGAAACTATTGAAGAAACAGATGAGTTTGCAGGCATTACGGTTCCAAAGAGAGAGAAAAACAAATTTTTTGAATACCTCTCTCGACCAGTGTCACAGGATGGTAGGACACAGCGAGATTTAGATCACGCAGGAGCAGAAATAGAAACTAAACTCGCGATTGATTATTTAATGTACAAAGGTTTTGATTTATCAAAATTGGTAGAGAAGAAAGCTAAGACATCAAATGCTAAATCGTTGAGAGATAGAATTTCTAGAAATGAAGAGCGAGTTAAAAGCGCACGAAAAGCGTCAAGGCGCAAGAGTAAGCAAGTAGACTTAGATGATTTAGATCTTAACTTTTAATTAAAAATGGCAATTTTAAAATGCAACTTAACTTAAATAAAATTAGATAATTATGAGCTTAACAGGAACAAATATAAGCGTTCAAAAGACGTTTTATAATGATTCACAAATGACAGACATGAACAGTCTGGCAAATGCTCTTTTGTCAAAACCAACTGAACTTTCTCCGATTATCACACACTTGTCTGGTAAGGATGATAAGCGTTTCCCATTATCTTTCTTAACTGAAGGAGCTGGTAACGTTCAATCAATCGACAGATTAGAGTATGAATATCGTGTGGCAACCCACAAATTGAGAACTCGTCCATTGGCTGTGACAAATGCGGGCACTAACTTAGGACAAGGAGGATCAACTTTTACGTTGGTATTCCCTGATAAACGATTTGTATTTCCTTACGTATTAGTAAACTCTGCGGGTGAACTAGCACGTATTATGGCAGAACCTAAGCCTTATGTAGGTGGTTCTGGTTGGGAATACACTTTACAATTAGTAAATCCAGCGGCAGCTACAGTATTAACTTCAGGTTTTACTGCAGGTGATCTTTGGGCACAACTATATGCTCCAGTAGGTGTTGACTTCTCTAGAGGTAACGCTTCTAACTGGCAAGCACCAGGTAAAGTGAGAAACAAAATTACTACAGTACGTAAATCTTACCACATGTCAGGACATGCTAAAGATTATGTAGCTGAGTTTACTTTACCAACTAAAGGTGGTGGTTCTACTAACCTTTGGATGGATTATGAAGAGTATCAGCACATGCTTGACTTTAAAGAAGAGTGTGAGATGTACTACTGGTACGGACAAAAAACTTATGATGCAAACGGTAACACGTTTATGAAAGATGAGAATGGACAGCCTGTTATTGTAGGTCCTGGTTTATTCGAGCAGATCGTAAACACTGATACTTATTCAACTATGACTGAAACTAAGTTGAAAAACATCATTGGTGACTTATTCTATCAAATGACAGATGCTAATCAAAAGCAAGTTACATTGTACACAGGTACAGGTGGAGCTCGTGAATTTGATGAAGCACTTAAGTCTCACTTCTCGTCTAACACTTTCAAAGTAGGTGGTGAGAATAGATTTATAACAGGTAGCGGACGTAACTTAGGATTGACTGGTTACTTCACTACTTACGAGCATGTGGATGGACACGTAATCAATGTGGTTAAATTACCATTATTTGATCATGGTCCTGTTGCACAGGCTCGTGGAAAGCACCCAGTTACTGGTTACTCATTAGAGTCATACCGTATGGTATTTGTAGACCAGTCTAACTATGACGGACAAGCTAATCTTACAATGATCTCTAAGAAAGGTCGTGAGATGATGCGTTGGTGTGTTGCAGGTTCTGTAGTTCCTAGAGGTTTCTCTGGCTCAGACGCAAGAGCATCAGACGTTGATGGTGCAAGTGTACACATGTTGAAGACAGCGGGTATCTGCTTACGTAGATTTGATACTTCGTTGGATATTCAATGTGTAGCTTCCTAATTTAGGGAGTTAAAAGAGGCGAGCATTCGCAAGTCTATATATTGGTTTTTGGTTGAGGTCGTGGGGGCTTAGTGCCCCCACTTCTTCTATTAAAATATTGGAGAGTTATACTTTACATCCACTAATTAACACTTTAAAAGTACTAGATTATGAGTAAAAAAGTTTATTTACGAGCAAAATCGATTAATAATCATTTGCCAAAGGAAATTAACGCAAGCGCTATTAGAAGACTAAGTAGCGTGTATGTAAATCGACAACCACTAAAACCTTTTAGTCCACAAGACGAGAAGAAATATTTAGATGGTATGTTAGATGTAGATGGCGGTCACATGGAGTGGCCAAAACACACCAAAAAATTCTGGTCGGAATTTACCATACCAGTAGGCTTTGAAGGTGTAGAACTAGAAGTAGGAAAGACAGAAGATGGATCTCCTATTGACATTACGGATTTTATCAAATATAATTTTGCATTGAAGCATCCTCACGTAGCATTAACAGAAGAAGAAATGAACGCAGATTCAAACAAGCGTTTTTACATTCAAGATCTGGCTAAGAAGGATATGAAGCGTAATAATGATATTCAGGTTAAGAAAGATGCTGACAAGGCATTTATCAAAGTATCTACTGATGAAAAACAAATGCGAAGAGTGTTTAGACTATTAGGAAGTATTGATCCTAAAACTTTGACTAGAGAACAAGTAGAAAACTTACTCTATGATATTAAGGAAAAATCACCTAAGAAGTTTATCAAAGTATGTCAAGATAAGCACTTAGAACTGAAAGCAGAAATCGAGACAATGGTATCTGCAGGAGTACTAAGAAAGATAGGTAACCAAGTTATCTTTATTGATGAGGTATTAGGAGAAACAATGGATGACACTGTTATACACCTGAATGACAAAAAGAACTCAGGAAAATTAACTACTTTAAGAGCAAAACTTAAAACATTAGCATCTTAATGAATGTAACTGAAATGCATATAGCTGTACAGCAAGGAGTGGATAAGATTAATTCACTCCAAGCTGACAGTTTGCTATCCGAAGAGATAGACATTGAATTAAACAAAAATATGTTTAGGTTTATCAATACCAAGTATGGTAGAAATAACCTATACAGAAAAGGATTTGAAGAATCCCAAAAAAGAATAGATGACTTACGTACGCTTGTGCGCGAGTATGAAGCTCCTGTATCATTTAAGGAGCAACTAAAGACAAGAATATTTGTTGACACATTTCAATTACCAAATGATTATATGTACTTGGTAAATCAGATGTCAAAGCTTTGGATTAATAATTGTAAAACAATATCATACAACTTAGTTAATCCACCAGCAATTTCGTTCTTTACATTAGATTTAAACAACTTTGTACTTAATAACCAGCTTGGAGATTCTACAGCATTTGTACAAAGTATAGAAATGGTAGCAGACATTACAGGCACAGATCCTACATCTGCTTCAATATGGAGTCCATCAGCTACATTACTAGCTACAGGCTGGACACCACAATCATACCCGTCAAATATAGAGGCGGTAAAACAAGACATATTAGATAATTCAGGACCTGGCTTTGATGTATACTGGGAAGAATATGAAACACTAAACTTTCCAGGACAGTTTGTAGTTATTGTAGATACAGATCAGCATGACTGGTTTAACTATGATTTATCTGCAGGAAATGTTAGCCATGCAGTAGGTAATCCTGTAGCAGGGGCTACACAACCTGCACAACAAGCAGGACAGGTTATGGATACAACATATTCTGAAAGAAGAGAGCCATTAGAGTTTTCTGCAAGAATACAAGAGGGAAATAGATTCTCTCAACAAGACGACATATTTAAGCTTTTAGATGACCCGTTTAATACAACAAAGCACACTTCTCCATTAACAACAGTGAGAGGTAGATCTATAGACGTATACACTAGTGATATATTTATAATAGATACGCTAAAAATAACGTACATCAGAAAGCCACAAGAAATATCCTTACCTTTGGGGGTAAATTGCGAATTACCAGAGCATACGCATCAAGAAATTGTGTCTATGACGGTAAGTAGCATTTTAGAAGCTATCTCTGATCCAAGATATAAAACAGCGATTGGAGAAGTTACAAAGAATGAATAGAATTATTAATCTCACTAAAATATAAAAAAATGAGACAATTATTAATTGGAGATGGTACAGCTGTAGGAACTATTACTAATGGTTTAACTGCAAGCGGTAGCATTGATATACAAAAATTATCATCTGACGGGCCCGTAAGTTTAGCTCCTGGTGATACAGTTGCAGATTCTGATAGTATCAGATTTGTACAAGGAACAGGGGGTACGCAAATTGTAAGCCCTTGGATTAAAGGAAAAAACGTTGTAGCATATGGCGGTAAATCAGGTGTAGCTCAAGCAGCAGAAGTTGCTGTAGCAACATTTACTACTAATAACGCAGCAGTAGTTACAAACTATACACTTAAAGTTATAAACTTAACTAACGGCGCTGAGCCATTTGAGTTTAAATCTTATGAAGTAGAAATTGCAGCTAGTGGTTCTGTAACTGACGTTGCAGTTGCTTTTAAAAATGCTATTAACGCTGATCCAGCACACTGGATGAAAGTAACTACACCAGCATCAAACGCTTCAGGAGTTTTATCTATCACAGGTTTGAAAAAAGGTGAAGCTAAAGCTGACGGTTCTATACAAGAAGAATTAGTTCACATGGACTTTGCTTATGAAAATGATCAAGCTTTATGTCTTACTACAATGGCAGTTACTTATTCAACTCCAGGTTCTAGAGGTGTAGGTGATGGTTTTTACATCAGAGAATTTGAAGAAGAATTACAAGGTTCTGGATTTGGATACTACAACAGAGTTGAGTTACCAATTCAACCAACACTTCACAGTGTTACAAGTAATGTTTATGACATGTATCACATTGTAGCTACAAAAGACGGAAGTACAACTTCAGGAATCAATGGCGTAGATAACTTAATGGAAATCTATATCGCACTTGATGATGGTACAGCTACTTCAACTCAAGCATTTGAGGGAGCGCTTAACCCGTATTTGAACTCAGTAGGATTTAGTTCTGTTAACTTATAATATTAACTTTTAAAAATTAGAAAAAATGGCAAATAATCCTTTAAATAACAAATATACTGCGGTTGCTACATTTGACCTTGCAGAGATGGGGACGGTAGCAGAAGCTGTATCCGCAGGATGCGCAACTCCTGTGATAATTCCAGAAGGTGCAATGATTACTAACTGTGTAGCTTTTGTACACACAGCTTTATCAGGAGAAAATGCAGCACAGACTGTATCTTTTGGTCTTGGTACTGCAGGTGTTGCAACAGGATCAGCGGGTTCTAACAAAGCAATCTTTTTTCCAGCAGTAGCTTTAAATAATACTTCTGATGGTATGGCAAATTTAGGAGCAAAACAATCTCCTACACTTGGCTTTTTAGCACTTACAGGTGCTGCAGTTACTGATGACGCAGAAGCAATTTTGAAAGCAGCTACGTATCACGTAACTACTGCTAACGAGGAAGTAATTTTAGTAACAGGTGCTACTCACGATTTAACAGCGGGTAGAGTATCTTTGTACATAGATTACGTACTTACAGGAAAATTAGCATAAGCTAATACCAACATAAGACTCACAGGGGACTAGTTTCCCCTGTAGGTCTTTTTTTATAAAAAATAAAACAATGGCAATAAATACATCTCAAACAGCAGATTGTAATAAAGTTATAATCACTGTTACAAATCCACAATCTGTAGGCGGAAAAACTGCACCAGTTAATCATGAAGTAGTTGTAACTGGTCCTAACGGATCGTTTAACTATACATTTCCAGGAGGACTAGACAATATAAGAATTGTAACAATAGAAGAAGCTGGTGGAGGTAATGGTGTATTTGTTATTGACCATTTTGTTAATGGAGAAATATATGCAAAAACAGCAGTGCTAATGGCATGCGATGTTTTATGCTGTATTGCTCACAAAATAGAAGAACTATTAGACTGCGACTGTGATTGTAACAAATGCTCTCCGCATTTTGTTGAAGCACAAAAAATATTTTTATTACTAAAAGTAGCAGAGTCAGAACTCGCTACTGTAGATACAGAAGGTACTATAGACCAAATACAAGCTGTTATCGACAATGCAAAAAGAAAATATCTAACAGCTCAGGACATGTGTGCTGGGCACTGTGGATGTAACTGTTAATTATGGCAAAGGTACTACAGACTTTTTTATCTTTTAAATACTTTCAAGATGCGGCAGGAGTAAACTATCTTATAGTTAATTCTTCTGGAGAAAACCCTGTTATAAGTTTATTACCTTCAGGTAGTATTAGAATTAGTTCAGAAACTAGACAAGTTTTAAGAGATGGTACTAACGAGATAATACAAACTTATACTGGTTCAGGAGACGTAACAGCTCTTTTTAATAATAAGGCTACCACACAAATATCTATAGTAGAGCCATCATCTGCAGAAGCTTTATCAGTTCCTTTTGGAAGCTTACAAAGATCTTTTTCATTTGATGTTGCATCTGGCAGTGATACTGGATATGATATTTCTGACGCCTTATACTATGACAAAACTGTACATAAACAACTTGTAATATTTCCAGAATCTAGAAACCCACATTTAGATACAAGCTCAAGAACAGATTTTTACTATTTATCTTCAGGGAATACAGCTTATATAGCTTCTAGTGATTTACAGAATCAGTTTTTAAATAGTATTAGATATACAAACAGAGGATCTGAATCAGGAAACTTAGGTAAGATTAGAGGAGGTTTTGATGATAATAGTGCATTATTATTTACTTGTACTCCAGAGATAACAGGCACAAGCCAGCCAAAAGTAAGAGGTGGTATCGTGTCTGTAGCAATGCAGCCTAGAGATTTAATTACAAATAGAGTATGTTTAGATCCTACAGCTTCAAACTATTATTTAACAGGATGTGTTAATGAACAGCTTCCTTGTACAGATTCTGGTGTTACTCATGCAGATGATTGTGACGGAATTGCTCTTACTTCACAAAGACTTAATAGTTATGTTAATGCAAATGGAGGATGTTGTGAATATACTACTGGCTGTGATGGATATGCAGTATCTATAGGATCACAAACTCCAGCAGATACAGATACAGCTAATGGTACTATTGATGTTACAGTTACAAATGGTACTACAAACTATTCAGCTACTATACAAGCTATAAGCTTAGACAATCCTACATTAACATACACTACAAATACTGTTAATAGTATATCTACAGATACATTTACTATTAGTAGTTTATTTCCAGGAACATATTCTATTTCAGTAACAGATTCTACATCAGGAACAGCTTGTACAGCTGAATCGTCTTTTACAATTAGAGAAGATATATCTGATGTAGATGGAAGCTATGGATGTAAAACTAACTCAAACGCAATTAATTTTGATAGCAGTGTTACTACGCACTATGAAAGTTCTTGTGTATTTTGTGATGCTACAACAGGACTTTTATTTGCAGGTAGTGGCAAATATTTACAAACATTAGGACCAGCTTTTGTGCAATTGCCTGGTGGATCTCCAAATATACCTGCAACTTCAGACCCTTCAGGTACTTCTCTTAGTGATGGTTCACTTATATTTGCAGGATTTGATTTTGCTGGATCATATAATGTTTTACCTGCTCCAAATAATTTAGATTTTAGCCCTGCATCAGAGTTTACTACTAGTAATCAGGCTAGCCCAATTGACTATAGGTTATATAAACCAAATATGTATCTAAGTCCTGGAACTGTACAAGCGACCATAGATGCGGGACAAAGCGGGCTTACTTTCATTGCTAATAACTCTACCTTAGTTACTACGGTAGCAACTACCGGAGGAGCTCATACATTTACAGGTCTTACAGAAGGTGATTATTATGTTGTAGCTGTTTATGATAATGATGGAACACAAGATGGAGATGATGAGGTAGAACAGTGTTATACAATTAGTTCCTACATGGGTGTAGGGCAAAGTGGTTGTACGGATAAAGATGCTCCAAACTTTAATCCTGATGCTACTGTTGAGGATGGATCATGTTTTGTTGAGGGAGAGACAGAAAGCTGTGATCAGCCAAAGCTTAGATTTGAACTTGAAGCGAGTTGTAATCCACAATACGGAATTGTAGATATAAAATTTACAAATTTCTTTGCTACGAATCCTGCTGTATTTGACGCAGGAGTTAATGGATTTAATGTTGCTGGAGGATATTATAATGGGCAGTTTATTAATGGAGGGTCGTCAACTTCACCTACTAGTCTTGATATAGCCGGTCGACAAGTAGCTGCAAAATTTGTTTGGTTTAATGTGCTATGCTATGGTATATTTAATCCCAATGAAAATGATGGAGCATATACAAATGGAGATATGGGGCTTCCTTCTGGCGCTCAGGGAGATTTTGATACATCGGGCGACCCGATGGGAGGCGTTATTCCAGGATACGGACAAAACTTTACACATGGTTTTGTAATAGAACATGCTGTTGTAATGGGAGATGGCACTCTGATTAGTTCAGGAGATGATACTCTTAGAGAGTTTATGATAAGCCCTAATATTAGTATTTATAGTCAATGGATTTGTGATGCAATAGCTAGTTATGGGGTTCCTCAAGGAGTTCAAGTTTCATACAACTACGGAGAATTAAATGTTTACAGTGAGAATGTTACTGAATTTATTCCTTTTACTCCAGCCCAACAAGCTTCAATGGATGCTTGCTGTCTTACAGAAGAGCCTGAAACTCCAGGATGTACAGATCCACAAGCTAGCAATTATAACCCAGCTGCAACAACAGACGATGGGACTTGTGACTACCCAGAGCCGAATGATATATTAGGATGTACTGATGTAACTGCTAACAACTATAATGCAGCAGCTACAATTGACGATGGATCTTGCGAGTATGGAAATGCAGGTTCTTGGGTTGTTAAAATATGCAACGTTTGTGATTTTGATCTAGATGAACCTAATGGATATGTTACAGAGGCTGAGTGTTTACTTGCCGCAGCAAATGAATCTGATTGCTGTTTGCTAGAAGAGTATCAAAGTACAGGCAATATAACATTTAGTAGTGGAGGATCTACTTCAACATATAATAGTGATACAGGATTATGTGATGATGATTCTACAGGTAGTTTAACTTTTAATCTTCCTGATGCAACATCTTTACTATCAAATATTACAAATCCAAATGGGGTAGGATATATATGGTTAGTACAGCATAATGCTGGTCAATTTGCATACGGAAGTTGGTTTACAGGACAGGTTAATAATGCATCTATACCAAGTTATGGAGGAAATGCTCCATATGATATACTTACAGCAAACACTCAAATAGTTTTAAATAATGTGCCTAGTGGTGCATATATTATATCTGTTTCATTATATGACAGTGCATTTCTAAATTCTAATGGAGAGATAGATCTTCCTGTTACAACAGCAAATAGTATTCTAGGACAATGCGCACAATTATCTGGTACAGGTAATGTAGTGTTAGAAGACTGTGATGACAATGCTGGTACTACTAATATTCACGGCTGTTTAGATCCAACTGCTACAAACTATCTTGTAAATTGTGCAGGAGTTTCTGTTCCAAATGCAAATGTAGATGATGGATGTTGTGAGTATGTAAATGATCCACCGCCAAGTGGATGTTTATGTTCAGATATAGCAGGAGTACTTACTTATGATCCTAGCTGCTGTCCAGATAATCCAAGCTGCGGTTGCATGGACCCAAATGCTTTGAATTATAATCCAAACGCTAATTATCAAGATGGCACATGCCCTTGTGAATATGAGTATAATGGATGTATAGAAGATTGCGATGGAGTAACCACAACTATGCCAGGATGCGTTCCAAAAGGTATTAAGAGATTATTAGATTATAATGCTGAATGTATTGCACGAGCTGGCAATAGATTTTACACTAAACATATAACTGGTCTAGGCAGTGATTGTTCTAACATGGAAACATGGAAAATGATTATTATACAAGACCTAATGTCTAGACAAGGATTGCCTTGTATATACAACTGTACAGATCCTTCAACTCCTAGTTTAGAATTTGCAGAAACATCTTGTAAAGATAACTGGATTAGTTCAGGCAGTCAGTTCTGGAGTCCTTCAAATGCAAGTGCATTTACTATAGGGTCATATGTAAGAAGACCTTATACACCAAACCCAAATAATTTACCAGCTCCTTATTATGTAGCAATATCTAATACAGGTTTGGATGTAGATCCATTTGCTAACGATCCTGAAAGCGGTTGGAAAAAGTGTATAACTTATCAGATACTAGATGAGACGCAAGATTATTTACAAAATTTTCTTAGTTTTGCAAAAGAGTATTGTAAAGATTGTGGTATACCAGCTTATAGACGAACAAGTTCAAAAAGCTCTAATGTTACAAGTGGATTTAATGTTGGAGGAACTAGTGTGACAGTAAATGGAGCTACGTTTGATGATGTAGCAGATCAATCAGATTTAACTGGTCCTTTAGGATCAACAGACGATAGCGATGAAATTGCAGGTGAAGACGATTTTGCAGGTTTAAGCTAACATAACAATAATAAAATAAAATAAAATGGCAGAAATAACATCACTAAGTACCCTTGCAAAAACTAGCGTAGATGCTAATGAATTTTTATTAGTAGCCAACTCTAGCACAAAAGCTGCTAAAAAGTTACAACTACAAACATTGTTTCCGGCAGTGTCTACAGCAGGTACAAGTTCAGAAACATTATATACTAGTGCAACATTAACAAATAAAAACCAGATAGTATTTAAGGGTATTGCTTCTGGAGATACAGGTTTGTTAACAGTAGCAACTACTTCAAGCAATATAGTATTAACGGTATTAGAAGCAGGTATAGACCTTAGCTTATGTAACAATGCAACATCAGGCTTTTTGACTGGTGTAGATTTTTCAGGTACAGTTACTGGTACATGTGCGGTTACAAATGGAGGCACAGGATTATCCACTATAGTTAAAGGGGCAATATTATATGCTAGCGCAGATGATGCTATTTCAGCTACATCGGCAATGTCTACAGATGGACAACTGCTAATAGGTAATGCAACTAATGGTTATCCATCAGTAGCAACACTTGCAGCCGGATCTAGTAATCTAACTATTGTTAATGGAGCAGGTACAATTACTCTTGATGCTAACTTATCAAGTCTAGCAGCTAATCTAGATACAGGTAGTTATAACATTGACTTAAATACTAACTATATTAGTGATGATGGATCTGATAGAGGTTTATATGTACATACTAATGGTAAAGTAATACTTAACGACTCAGGATCTACACTAACAACAGGAGATGCTACAGGGCAGTTAAACATACAAGGTACAACTACTACAGCAATTAAGATAGGTAACTCTGGTGCATATCAAGCTAATTATGATATTACAACTACAACATCATCATCAGGAACTGCAGGAGCTAAATTACACATTTACGCAGGTACTGCAGGTGGTGGAAATATGGCTGGTGGTCTTCTTGGATTATATGCAGGAACAGCTACAGGCAGTGGAGCTGGAGGAAATGTAGATATAGTTGCAGGAGATGCTGCGTCAGGAACGCCTGGTAGTGTACGAGTAAGAACTTATACAACTGGAGGAACAGCAACTACAGCAATAACTGTAGACAGTTCACAAGATGTTGCAGTAAATGCAGGTAAGTTATTTGTATCTGCTAAACCTATTTATGCAAGAGCATCTAGTACAGCAGCATTTATACAATATCAAGGTGCGCCAGCTACTACAGATGATGGTACTACAGCAGTATCAGCTGCTAATATACTAACAGGTATTGTGCAGTGTACACCTACAGCTGATAGATCTAAAGCTACAGATACTGCATCTAATTTAGTATCAGGTTTGGATTTAACAGCAGATAATGATAGTTTTGATTTTAGTTTTATTAATTTAACAACTGACGGACAAGATAACGTAACGCTTACAGGAGGAACAGGTGTAACACTTGTAGGTAATATGGTAATACACGCACAGGATGCAACAGATGATGCAGTATCTATTGGTGTAGGAAGATTTAGAATAAGAAGAACCGGTGCTAGTGCAGTAACTATGTACAGAATCGGATAACATTAACCAATTAATTATATAGACAATGAAAGTAAAAATGAAAAATGGTGAGTTTGTTGAATTATTTAACGGACTAAGTGCAGTGAATTCCTTGAAAGGAGTTAAGTTTGGATTATTAGTATCTAAGAATATTAGAGTAATACAAGAAGAACTTAAGGACATCGAAGAAGCTAGCAAGCCTAGTGAAGAGTTTTTAGGACTATCACAAAAAATGCAGGTTCTTATGAATCAGAAAGATGATGAAGCAATAGCTAAGTTAGAAGAAGAGAATAAAGAACTTGTGGATGCAAGAAAAGAACAGTTGGCTGAAGTAGATAAACTACTATTAGAAGAAACTGAAATTGAGCTGCATGCTATACCAGAGGACTGTTTACCGGCAGATATTACTGGAGAACAAATTATTAACATTGATAAAATTATTGAATAATGGCAACATTAACAGCAAAATTAACATTAACAAGTAACAACGCTACAAGCGATGCATTAAATCTTAGCGTTTCAAAAACAGTAGTAGTCGGAGAGCCTATAGTAGCTATATCAAGACAGACTATAACAACAGCTGATGACCAGGAGTTAGTGGACGAAGGAACTAGTGGAGTGTTTTACTTCTATGCTAAAAACACTGACTCAACTAACTTTGTTATACTTCAAACTACAGCAAGTGTACAGTACGCTAGATTGAATCCTGGTGAGTTTGCATTTTTCCCTATAAATGACGGGGCTGGTTTAGAAGCAAGAGCTGATACAGCTAGTTGTATTTTAGAATACGCATACTGGAAAAAAGCATAATGACAAGAGTAGTTATATTTTTATTTTTAGCATTTCTTACAACTGCAGTAAATGCACAGTTTAAGAAACCATTTAAGTTTTCTACATTTTATGTAGCAGTAAATGGTGGCACATCTTTGGCTGATGAAAATATATATTCAGTAGATAATAGTTACTTAGGGGTAGATACAGTTCTAACCCCTTATGACTATTCTCTTACAATGGGCATACGTAAAATCAAGAGGTTTGGATATGAAGATAGAAGAACATTTAAAGATGGTACAGAAGCTGCTTACGGTGATGCTGCTACTATTGGCTTATCTCCATTCGAGTATCTATTTGAAGTAGACTACAGAAGACAAGAAGGTATAGAGTATTTAGACCAGCAACATTTTATAAGATATGTAAAGCCAGTATGGATGGCAAAAGTTGCATATATTAAAGAAGGTTTTGCAGACATTGAGTATTTTGAAAGTACACAAAGATTACGACTACTTGGTAACAAAAAGTTATCATTTAATCTAGGTACAGTTCAAAGACTTGCAGAGCCTTATGGTTATGATCCACTAGAAGAGTGGTTAATAGCTTCAGGACAACTACATTACACCTGCTTAGCTATTGAAGAAGGATATAGCGTAGATGTATACGAATCTGAGTATAGAGATCCGGATGGTAATTTAGTAGCAGAAAATGCAACTGTTTGGAATCAGGTGGTAATTCCTGAAGTACTTAGTAACTATGTAGAAAAGAAAAAGAATGAGCTACCTAATCAGTGGCAACATTCGTTAGTAGTAGGGTTTGATTTTTACCACTACAAAAAAGATTTTTGGTTACACTCTTGGGGTAACCTAATGCCATATCACTATGATGGTAGTGGCGAATATTCGTACCACAACTTTAATGATGGAGAACAATGGTATGACTACTCAGGAGGATTAATCTTTGGTTACAACTTAAATAGAAATGTAGGTTGTTTCATTGAAGGTAAATATAACAAGTACTGGAATAGAGAATGGTACGACTTTAAATTTGGTGTAAATTATAGAATATTTTAAAAATGGCAAAAGAACTTAACGAAGAAACAGGGTTCAACATAAGTGTAAAGACATTAATAGGTATAGGTTTTGCAATGGCAACCTTGATAGGCATGTGGTTTACGCTACAAGCAGACATAGCAGAAGCAAAAGAGCTTCCTAAACCAGAGATTTCTAAAATGGAATTTGACATGAAAGACGTTAACATCCGTCAATCTATCAAGAATACAGAGCGTAATGTGGAAAAGCTAGAAGAACGTATGATCCGCATGGAAGATAAAATTGACGCATTAAAATAATGGAAAAGAGAACAGAATGGAAACTACTTTGCATGTACTTATTAGTATTGTTTTTCTTGGTGGTCTCGCATACTGCTTTTTGTCAAGTAACCGCGATTCATTTTAACGCTGATTTTAACTCAGCTAATAATGTTGAATGGTTTTCTAAATTAAAAGAATGCGATAAGAAAACTCTTTTAATAGAAGAGGATAATAACCAAACCAAGTATGAAATAGCAATTGTACCTACTATTGTAATATTTGATGATGGTGAAGAAGTAAAACGTTTTCAAGCAGACATTAGTTTTAAAATGGTTGCTACTAGAGAAGAGATACAAGAATATATTGAAGAACTTATAATAAGCAAATTCTAATGAACAACTTTACAAAATTTCTATACGCTTTTATAATGGTTGTAGTATTTACTGCATCTACAGCATTTGGACAATGTCCTAACGGAACGTATCTAGATATTATAATTAACCCAGATCAATATCCAGAAGAAACATCTTGGGCTGTATTAGATGAAAACTTAGATACTATAGTTACTGGAGGTCCTTATGATAATATAGTTGATTACTCACCTCAAGTTACACAGCTATGTGTACCTAATGGTGATTACGAATTTGTAATAAGTGATGGATATGGAGATGGTATTCAAGGTAGTTTATGGGGTGGACAGGATGGCTCGTACTACTTAGTAAGATGTAACGACACAATAGTTGAAATAGATTCAGCTAACTTTGGTTTTGTTTCTTATCATGGATTTACAGTAGAAGACTGCGCACCTCCTCCGCCTATATATGGCTGTATGGATGATAGCTTTTTGGAGTTTTTACCAATAGCAACTGTAGATACAGGAATGTGCTTTACAGAGAAGGTATTTGGCTGTACTGACTCTTTAGCTTATAATTATATAGACTCAGCCAATACAGATATACTAATAGATAGTTGTACTCACACACTAGAGCTTACAGATTTAGCTGGTAACGGCTGGGCTGGAGCGTATTTACAAGTGTTTCAGGGTAACAACTTTTTAGGTATATTTACTCTTGATGATGGTTTTGATACTACGTTTACTTTTGATTTAAGTATATCAGAGCCTATTAGTGTTAAGTTTAACATAACACAACAATCACAGTTTACATCAGTGCAATGCGGCTATAGTGTATATTCTGATGAACACGTAGCTATAGATGCACCAGGAGGGTTTGCTAGTCCTTTGGTACCTTTTGTAATAGTTAACGGAATGCCTTACTGTGGTGATGAATGTATAGAAAGAACATATGGCTGCATAGATAGTCTAGCAGTAAATTATAACGATACAGTAAATACAGATGATGGAACTTGTTATTATAACCCAGGGTGTACTAATCCACTTTATTTGGAATATGACGCGCTTTACGACTACAACGATGGTTCGTGTGCTACGCTGGTTGCATACGGATGCATGGACTCAACTGCACTTAATTACGACCCACTGGCTAATACTGAGTTACCTAACTCTTGTATTGCTATCATAGAAGGGTGCACAGATAGCACAATGTTTAATTATAATGTCAATGCAAATGTTGACGATGGAAACTGTATTCCTTTTATGTATGGGTGTACAGATGTGACAGCATTTAACTATGACAGTTTAGCGAATACAGACGATGGCACATGCATACCGGTAGTCTGGGGTTGTACCGATGGTACAGCCTTTAACTATAATCCATTAGCAAATAGTGATGATGGAAGCTGTTTACCTGTAATTTTTGGGTGTACAGATAATACAATGTTTAATTACGATGCTAATGCAAATACAGATAACGGAAGCTGCATACCTTTTTATTATGGATGTACAGACAGCACAGCAGTTAATTATGATGATAATGCAAATACTGATAATGGTAGCTGTATCTATCCTGTGCCTGGCTGCAATGATCCGTCCGCTGTTAATTACAATCCGCTTGTTAACGTGGCAGACAGTTCGTGTTATTATAGTGCTGGGTGTAACTCTGGTGATGTATACTATATTCCTAATGAATGTTTTGAGTGGGTCATTGCAATAGATCCTTATTGTTGCAATACCGTGTGGGATGGAGGATGTGATAATTTATATGCTTATTGTGTAGACGGATGGTCAGGACCAACTGATGTAGCAATGTTTGAGAGACTTGGCATGTTACCTTATCCAAATCCATCAACAGGTATAGTAAACTTTACAGCTGAGGTAGATATAAAAGTATACAATATGCTTGGCAAGTTAGTATTACAAGATAAAACAAATACAGTAAAACTTGACAAGGGTATATACTTAATTAAGATTTCTAAGGAAAACTTAAATATAACAACAAAACTAATTATAGAATGAAATTAGAAGTATTAAGATTTAGCTCACAAGTAGATTGTACACACGGTTTGTTATTTGAGATAAATGATTTAGGCAGACATTTTTTATGTTACACTTTAGAAGACGAGCAAAGAGCTCTAAAAGTAAAAGGTGAAACAAGAATACCTGCTGGTACATATAAAATAGAACTAAGAAAAGAAGGAGGATTTCATGCAAGATATGATAAAAAATATCCTGGTATACACCGTGGTATGCTTCATGTTACTGATGTCCCTGGTTTTGAATATATTCTTATTCATACTGGAAACACTGACGAGCATACTGCTGGTTGTCTTATCGTTGGAGACAGTCAAGAAAACAATCTTATTCTGCGTGATGGGTTCGTTGGTAAAAGCGTTAATGCGTATAAAAGGATTTATCCGTCTATTGCTAAGGCCATAGAACAAGGAGAAGAAGTAACAATAGAATATATTGATTTTGATTAATGAAGTTTATAGGTCAGTACATACAAGACTTTATTGCTAGATTTAGAAGCGATGTTTATTTAGAAAATATAAGCAGCGGTACTATTGCTAGTGGCGGTAGTTTAGGCCTAGACTCAAATAATAAAGTAGTAAAAGCTTCTGCTTCTGCAGCTCCAGACGCTGATGCTACAACTAAAGGTATAGTAGAGTTAGCAACTACTGCAGAGGTAACCTCAGGATCAGACTCGACGAGAGCTGTTACTCCAGCGGGGCTAAACGCAGGCTATCAAGGCACTACAAGTATTGTAGCTGTTGGTAGTATAACAACAGGTGTGTGGAGAGGTACTGCTATAGACCAGGCTTATCTAGTTGGACAAAGCGGTACAAATACTGGCGATCAAACTAGTGTAAGTGGTAACGCTGGTACAGCAACAGCACTAGAAACAGCAAGAAATATTGCAGGTGTAGCTTTTGATGGTACAGGAGATATTTCATTAAACAATAATGCTATAACTAATGGAGCAGGTTACACAACCAATGCAGGTGACATAACCAAGATTACAATTAGTGATGGTAGCTCTACTACAGATATAGCATCTGGAGATGCAACAGTACAGTTTTTAACTGGCGAAGGTATAGATGTTGCTATAAACTCTCTTAGTGGAACTGTAAAACAAGTTACATACTCAGCCGAGGATGCTAGCACGTCTAATAAAGGTGTAGCTAGTTTTAGCTCTGATAATTTTGCAGCATCGTCAGGTGCTATTAGCATAAAGTCGGGCGGTGTTGATTTAACAGACGAAGTAACTGGTGCTCTGCCTGTGGGAAATGGAGGCACAGGCGCGACAACTTTAACATCAAACTCTATATTAACAGGTAACGGTACATCTGCGGTTCAAGCTGAATCAACGCTGTCTTATGATAGTGAAATACTTGATATTGGAGCTGATGATAATAGCGCTGCTCAGATAAGAAGATTGAGGCACACTGACGATGAGGGTGGGGACTTTTATATAAGAAGTGGCGATGCCACTGGTACAAACAAAGCCGGTGGAGATTTACAGATATTTGGTGGTAGAGCAACTGGTAACGCTGCTGGTGGAGCGGTAATAATACAAGCTGGAGAAACTAATGCTAGTAGTGGAACTGCTCTTAGAGGAACAAACGTAGTAGCTAGCTTTAGAACTGATGGGGATACTATTCTACAAGGTAATCTTATATTTGAAGGATCAGTACCAGATGCACACGAAACAACTTTTAGTATTACAAATCCAACAGCTGATAGAACAATAACGGTTCCTGACGCTGATGTAGATTTAACAAAAGTAAGATCTGCCTCGGCTACATTAGATGGTGTTGTTGAATTAGCTACAACAGCAGAGGCTGACACAGGAACTGATACAGCTAGGGCGGTAACACCTGCAGGTTTAAAGTCTCACGTTGATGCTAGATTTGCTTATCAATACATAAGCTTTACAGGTAGTGCAACAGTACCTTCAGATGGAGACTGGATGACAGTTTCTGCTAATGGTATATCTAACCACACATGGAATACAAATCTAGGTTCTGGTGGCACAACAGTGGGCAGTTCAACAGTTACAATACCTACCACTACTATTTGTCAAGGTATTATTGTACCTTACGATTGTACCCTAGTAGGTTATACTAGTTTGATAAGAAGTGTTGGTAATCATCAATCTAAGGTTGGGTTAGCTGTTGGTGTGCCAACGTATAACGATTTTGCTACATATGATTGTACATTGGTAGCTTACAATGCTGCAGATACTAGCGCTGGACCTGATAGCAACTATAGTCAAAGACCTGTTAGAGCAGATTACTTATCAGCTAACCGCTCTATGTCAGCAGGGCATGTGATATTTCCTTTGATTGGTAGTGTAGCAAGTAACTCAAGAACCGTGCAGTGGAACTGTACTTTAGTTCTTAAAACATTATTACCGTAATGGCAGATATAAAAACAATGACACAAGAGTTGACGGAAATGTCAGCAGATATAGAAGAAGCAATGCTTAGTGGAGATTACACTGAGGTTGTAACTATAATAAAAAAGATGGTAGAAAAGCTAGACGAATTAGTAGAAGCACAAAACGCAGAATGAATTACGTATATAAAAATATAACAACGACAGCTCCAGTAATTTTGATAAATTCGAGTCAAAGTAAATCTGGTATAACTACTATACACAAGTGTCAAATAGCAAATGTAGATAGTACATCAGCAGATGTAGATATATATATAGAGAAATACAATTTAAATAAAACTGTTGAAATACACGGTTCATTAGAAAACGGTAATGTTGATTCTGAAGGAAATTACTTAAATAAGATAGATAGGCAAGTTTTTTATCAAATAAAAAATGTTAACATACCTACAGGAACTACATTATCTTTATTTACTGATCATGCTTGTAGACACGGAAGTGAGTTTCAATTAGTTATAGAATCAACTCAAAACGTTGATGTTATACTAGATTATGAGCAATCTAGTGTAAGATCTGCGGGAGTTAGTAGAAATATAAATCAATATTAATATGATACAAAAAGTAATGGGCGGCCTGTTTGGCAAGGTACTAGACAACGCTGAAGGAATATTAGATAAAGTAATTACAACTGATAAGGAAAGAGATCAGGCTAAATTAGAACTGCAAAAGATATTACTAGAAGCAGAGCGTGAAGCTTTTGCTAAAGAAGTAGAGGACAGAAAGTCTGCAAGAGACTTATATAAAGATGATGCTATCATTCAAAAAGTGTTAGCAACTTTGTTCACTGTAGCGTACTTTGGTATTAGTTTTGTGATGTTTAATCACTTTGTTCTAGGAGATATAAACCTAGGAGAGTTTGAAATTAGCTTTATTTCTACTATCTTTGGAGCAATGTCGGCAAAAGTTAACACAATTGTTGATTTCTTTTTTGGCGGCAGTTCAAAGAAAAACAGTAAAGAAGACTAATAACCAAAACCAATATTATGACTAAAGATGAAGTTAAAGCTTTTCTAAGAGAGAAGCCTGGCTACCTAAAAGAAGGTGCGGCTAGATTATCAGAGAAGCTAAATTGCAGTGTAGAAACATGCAAACATGCATTAACAGAAGCGCGAATAGATGCAAAAGGATCTGACTTTGATCTGGATAACGTAAGTACTTCAGAGATAAGTGAGTTCAAACAGTTCTTAAAAGATAATGAGATAGAAGAAACAGATGTCAAGTCTGTGAAGTTTTGGCAAAATATGCAAGGGGACCACAGGTTCTCTGTCGTAGTCAAAGGAGAAGACGATCTAATGAAGAAAGCAAAAGAAGAAATGGTTGCACTTCTAGAGTCTTACAGCCCGAAGGTTGAAAAGGATTACGACGCCGTTCAAGACCCAGTAGTATATGAAATTTCCTTACCAGATATACACTATGGTAAGTACACTGGACAGACACTTGACCAAGCTGAGGAAGAGTATATGAATACTGTAAAGGATTTGTTGTCTAAGGCGCAAGGCTTAGATGTAGAACGAATTCTATTACCGATAGGTAATGATGGTATGAACTCTGAGGGATATTCCCGTGCTACCACTAAAGGTACACCTCAGCAAGATTCAGCAGAATGGCAAGAGACATTCGTAGGGTATTGTAATCTTATGGTAAGAGCAATACACTACCTAGCCAAGTCTGCACCAGTAGATGTGGTTGTTGTACAAGGTAACCATGACTATGAAAGAATGTTTTATGCAGGTGAATACCTGAGAGCATTCTTTAAAAATGATGATAGAGTTGATGTTGATAATAACTTTGACTCTAGGAAATATTATAAATACGGAGTTAACTTAATTATGTTTACACACGGAGATAAAGAGAAACCAGCTGAGATGCCACTTATAATGGCAACTGAACAGCCTATGCTATTTGCACAGACTAAGTTTAGAGAGGTTCACTGTGGACATAAACATAAAGAACAAGTTAATGAATATAGAGGAGTAAAGGTAAGATTTATTCCATCTATCTGTGGCAACGACGCTTGGCATAAGATGATGGGTTATGAAGCCAAGAGAACAGGCCAAGCACATATATGGAGTAAAGAACGCGGATACGAAGGTTATTTACAAACGAACATATAACAGATGACATTAAATGAGATTGCATATAATATTTTAAATTTAGTTAGAGGAGGTAGATCTAGCAATAATGAGCATATATCTACTAGTCAGATTAAGTTTAATGTAAAGTACTACAGAGCTATGCTTATACGTAGAGACTTTGCTAGAAACGGTATAATCACTAGACACCTAGAACAAGATCTAGGATGTTTAGAATTAATAAAAGTTGACGCTTCTAAATGTTGCAATCTTCCTACTGAGTGTGCTGTCTATAGAACTGTTAAAAAGGTACCAAGAACTGTTAGATTTAATTTTAGTGATGCAATTACACACGTTGGAGATGTTAGTGGTACAGGCACTATTCCTATTGTAGATTCAAATGCAGTACAATGGTTGCCTTACGATAAGTATACTAAGAACAAAATGAAAGCATATATGATTGAAGATTATATCTACATCTATAATGCAGACGGTTTGAAGTTTATAAACATTAGAGGCATCTTTGAAGACCCTGAAGATGTTGCTTTATTTGATTGTGATGGATCTGATTGTTATAATGACGATATGGATTTTCCTATTCCTATGGATATGTTACAAACCATCACACAAGGCATTATGAGTGGTGAGCTTATGATGCTTGCATCGTCAGTAAATGACACAACTAATGACACGTTGCAGGATCAGGGCAGACCTGCAGCACCTAAACAATAACTATAATTATAAATATTTTTAAAATGAGAAAGAAAATGATGTACGGAGGATCTAAGAAAAAGATGATGATGTACGGTGGTAAAAAGAAAATGATGAAGGCTGGCGGAGCTAAGCCTGATTATCTTGATATGGATAAAGACGGCAATAAGAAAGAGCCTATGAAAAATGCTGTAAAGGATAAGAAGCAGGCCAAAGGTAAGAAGAAACCATTTGTAAAACAGCCGGCTATTGGAGTAGATAATAAGCCTAAGTTATTGGCTAAAAAAGGTGGACTAATGAAGGACCTTAAGAAGCAGCAAAAGGAAGATAGAAAGGAAATGCGTTCAGGTCAGAAGGAAGCTAGAAAAGAGCAGAGAGGTCAGAATAAAAGAGAGCGTGTGGCAAAAGGTCTTAATAAAAGAGCAGATAGAAAAATGAAAGCTGCTTCTAGAAAACGACTAGCTGGTGATCAAGCTACTGCTCAAGGTAAGTTAAAGAAGGCTGCTAGAAAACAAAGAAAAGCTACTAAAAAAGGTGTACAAGGCGCAGCAGCAAGACTATCCGCAGCTATGTACAAGACTGGTGGATTTTTAGAAATGCCTGTATTTGATTTAGACAGAGATTAGTGCAGCACACGATTTCTCATATATACAATGACTATGTAGAAACTGACAGCAGTGTATCTAAACAAACTTTTGTTGATATATGCAGTGAGTTTAACATGATGATTATAGATTACATTCTAGATGGTAAAGAGTTTAATATGGGTTATAACCTATCAACTCTTTCCATCGTAAGAATGGAGAGAGATCCAAGAAACCCTGGCATAGATTGGGGTGAATCAAATAAGTATAAAGCTGAGTTGCTGGCAAATGGTGATGAGCTTTTTGATAAGGACACTGGAGACGGTGTCAAATGGCACATATACTACACGGACAGTGAGTATCTTAAATACTACTGGCGTAAGGGTAAGTGCAAAGTAAAGAACAAAACAGTTTACAGATTTGATGCTACACGAGGAGTGAAGGGTAACAAAGGTAAACTGAAGGAGTTAGACGAACTAGATTATTTAAAATTTAAAAAGAATTAGAGATGCCAAAAGACGCGTGTTATCATAAAGTTGTAGCCCGTTACGGTCCTAAGACGTCTGCATACAGAAGTGGTGCAATGGCTAAGTGTCGTAAGGTTGGAGCTGCTAACTGGGGAAATAGTAAAAAGAAAAAGCATGGTGGAATAGCTAATAGTATTCTATCTGATACTTACGGAAGTAGCCGTACTCTTAAAAAGAAGAAGTAATGGCTGTAAGAAAGACTGCTGCAGGCGCTAGATTAAAGCGTTGGTTTAAAGAGAAGTGGACAACACCTAGTGGTAAGAAGGATTACTCTAAAGGTGAAAATACATTTAGACCTACTAGACGTATATCTAAGGATACACCATCTACATGGTCTGAATTGTCAAAATCTGAGAAAGCAGCAGCGCAGAAAGAGAAGAATACTAAAGGTAGAGTTAGTAGATATAAAAAGAAAAAGAAAGTTAAACGTGCAAAGGGTGGTGGATTTATATTACCTGGACCAGCAAGAATATAATTATGGCAAAGACAGCGGCATGGACAAGAAAAGCAGGCAAGAACCCTAGCGGCGGATTAAACGCTGCAGGTAGAGCTTCTTACAATAGATCAACAGGAGGTAACTTGAAAGCTCCTAGTAAGAAGAAGGGAAACAAAAGACGTTCTAGCTTCTGTAGTAGAATGTGCGGTATGAAATCTAAGCGTACAGGAGCTAAAGGTCAAAGAGATCCTAATTCAAGAATTAATAAATCGCTACGTGCATGGAACTGTGGTAGCTGTAGTAACTGGAGATAAACATGGCAGTATATAAGAACATATCAAGTAAGATGATTATTAGAAAGGTTTTCAGAGATTTGAAGCCTACTGGGGATGAATGGATAGATGATGCAATAGAGTGGATGGGAGAAGCTTTAGAGCATATAGGTGCAGCTTCACAGCTGTGTCAGAAGCAGTGTGTTCTTACTATTGAAGATCACAAAGCATGTTTACCAGGCGACTTGTATTTTATAAATCAAGTAGCTATCAGTACAAGTTCTACTCCTGAAGCAAGTGAGGAGTTAGATGTATTGACAGAGCAGGTTCGTAAACTACGAGCTGAAATAGCAGAATATAATAGCACTCTTGAGGATGATGTTGCAAATAGTAGCAGTATTACCAATGCAGACTTGAATGTATATGACACACAATATAAAGCTAACGTAGCAGAACTAAGAGAACTAATCAGTAGGATAACCGTTTTAGAGGGGATATTTTTTAATACTGATAATGGAGGTGTGGGCCTACAGCCTTTGAGCTATAGTGCTAGCACCTTCCATAAATCTATGCACTGTGACGATTGCGTAAATGAATACTCAAACCACATATCTAGTTATATAGTGGATTGTGATTATATAAAAACATCTTTTGCTTCTGGTAAAGTTTGTATAAGCTATACAGCATTTCCAATAGATGATGATTGTTTTCCAATGGTGCCAGATGACATAAGTTATAAAGAAGCTATGTTCTGGTATATATACAAACAAATGTTATTAGGTGGATACGACAAGCCTAACAATAAGATAGATTATAACTTTGCAGATCAGAAATGGCAGTACTATTGTACTCAAGCTAGAAATGCAGCTAACTACCCAGACATAGAAAAATACGAGTCTTATATGAATCAATGGGTTAGACTTGTACCAGATATTAATAGGCACGCATGTTTCTTTGAAGAATTAAATGAAAGAGAAACTTTATATAGAGGTTAATGGCTAAGTATATAAAAGGATTAAATAAAGACACAGCTCCAGTAGATCAGCCAGAAGGATCATACAGATATGCTAAGAATATGCTATCTAATGAAACTGCTGGTGCATTATCTAATGAGCCTGGTAACATAAGTGTTAACTCAGCTATAGCAAATGGACATAAAGTTATAGGTAGTATTGAAGTTACAGATGATACTGTAGTTCTATTTACTACAGATAATAGTGATGTTCATCACATATATATCTATGCTGCTAGTACAGATTCTGTAAATCTTGTATTAAGAACTGAGCCTGTAATTAACCCTGCTCACCCAATAAATGCTGGGGGTAGTGATGCAGACTTTGATTTAAAATTTAGTTGGGATTACCCTATAGAAGGAACATATAAGTTTGATCCAGATAACAATCTTATAGTATACTGGACAGATAATAATAATCCTCCTAGATCACTAAATATTACAAGACAAATAAACGAAAGCACTACCGCTAGAATATATGGTGTAAATCCTTTTACATCTCCTAACAAAAATTACATAGACAGACTTAACTTATTTCCACACGCAGGTCCAGTTCCTAGAATAGCATTTGATAGAATTGCAAACGGAGGCGCACTAAAGTCAGGAGTATACTATTTGTTTTTAGCCTATGTAGATCAAAACTTTACACAAACTAACTATGTATCTTACTCTCTAGGTGTTCCTATTGTAGAAGACGATGAGAGTGTAGCCCCAATAGAAAGATATGATGGGTGTGAGCCAGATACACAGACTGGTAAATCTATTGTGTGGGAAGCTAGTAACCTTAATACAGACTATGAATTTTTAAGACCTATTGTAGTTTATAGAAGTAAAGATGCAGAATTTGCATTTAGACTAAATGATATAGATATAAGTTCTAATTCTACTACTGTAATATTTTCAGGGCTAGAAGGTTACGGGTCTTCTTCAGTAGAAGAAGCTATTATAGATACAGTAGCCTACGATACAGCAAAAACACTAACACAGCTAGATAGTATATTATACCTAGGTAATTTGTCTGGAACAAAAGATGTGGGATACCAACCGTATGCAAACTTTATAAAAGTATCATCAGTAGTATCTCCACCTTTAAATCCGTTTGATCCTTATGAATTAACCATAGACAACCTAGACTATGGGTATTTAAATACAAAACCTTACACACAGGTATTATCAGGTATAACAAAGCAGGGAGGATTTAGAGATATAGACAGAATATCTTCTACTAGAAACGCCCCTGCAAGTAATCCTGGACAAGTACACAATAGAAAAGGGTACACAAGAGATGAGGTATATGCTTTTTACATAGCGTTTATACTTAATGATGGTAGCATGTCTTATGCATACCACATACCTGGTAGAACTCCAATTACAGTTGCAGATGGGTCTCAAATTAGAAAGGTAGGAACTAATAATCCTATAACAGGATCTATTTCTGAAGACGACGTTCTTGAAGATCAGGACCTTATAGACCTAACACAGAGTCAAGGTCAAATGTTTCACTTCTATGACTTTTCTATATTTGGTGCTGGAGTAGCTCGTAATATGAATTTTTGGCAAAACAAAAACGAGTTCTACCCAAACACAGATGACTACTTAATGATTAATGCTAATGATCCTGCAAATACAGTAGAGGATTTAAGAGGTAGCAATGTTAGGCATCATCATATGCCATGTAATACTAATAGTAATAGAAGAACTATAGAAGGAAGTGATAGTACAATTACTCCAGCAACAGATACAACTACCTCAGTATACTATTTTTATTTTGACGGGTTTAGTACTAATCATGATGACGATGCTCAACAAGAGCTAGATAGTATACTTATAGATACAAATGATACATCTGCAAATACTAGTGCTATAGATCAGACTGCGGGTTTTGGCAATGACTGGGAAAATGGTAGTGATCAGCTTCAAGATTCACTTGGTTCTATTAGTAACTGGCAGTATCAACTTCCTGAAGGCGGAGAACAAGGATGGTTTTTATGGGACACTAATTCTAACAGTGGTGGAACTACTGCAACTATTAGTAGTGTTACCACTGACTCTAATGGTATTACAGATATAGATATAAATCAGACTGCTAGTGGCGGAGGAATTTTTACCGGAGGCCTTTTTGGTACAATAGACCAAATAAACCAATCACCTAACAGTGTAGTTGGTTATTTTGTTTGGGAATCAACAGTTGATGCTATAAGCGCAAACGGATCAATTTCAGACAGAGTACGAGCTTTAGGTGTAGAGTTTGAAGATATAAAAATACCACAGAGTATAGCAGATAAAGTACAAGGATTTAGGATATATTATGCAGAGCGTAAGCATTCTAACAGAAGAATATTAGGTCAGGATGTAATAAAAAATACTAGTAATATAAATGATATAGATGTTAGTGCATGTGAAGGTGATCCTGGTAATGGAGGAAGTGAAGATTTTATACTGTCTCCTGGAGTTCTTTTTAGAGGCTCTATAAACACAGCTACTTTCCACGATTTTTATCTGTTAAATAATAGAAACAGTTTAGTACCTGCTACACATACTAGTGAAGAGTATAGAGTAAGAATGTTTTCTTTACTAGGACCGGGTAATTCTTATAATGATTTTCAAAGCTATCAAAGTGCTGGAGATGATTGTATAATGCAAGACTCTTATGTAACAGCACATCTTGGTAGTCAGTTTATAGCGTACACAACTAACAATACACCTTTTTATCATTTCCCAATAAGAGAAAAATGTAAAACATACTTGAATGGTGATTCTATATATGATGGTAGAGGTATTGGATTTGGTAAAAGAATTTTTAATGTTGGAGGAGAAAGCTCTATACTTCTAGCTTATAACCCTGATAGAATGCCTGTGCAGAGAGCATTTAGTCATCCTGGAGATGGAACAGCTGCTACGCCGTGGCATCAAGTTCCTTCATCAAATGATCCTTTTTCATACGAAGTTCCTTCAACACAGGTAGAGCTTAAACTGCATAATTTACATGCATTTAAAACTGACATGTATTTATCTTATGATACTCAGGAATTAATATGGACAGGGTTTGAGGTATTAGGAGATGAGTTAGATAACTATACGGTTGAATCTGATAATACATCTACTGTTGGAGCTACACATAGAACTGGTAGTGTATTTGGAGGAGATACTTTTATATGTAGACACGGGTATCGTATTACACATAGACCTGCATATAATGGTCCTTTTCCTAGAGATCATAAATCTTTATTATATGTAATAGCTGAGTCTACAGATAATATAAACTTTAGGCATGAGCTTACCAATGAAAGTTCATACTTTCCAGGATCTCCTGCAAAACGAATGTTAGATTTAAAAGCTGAGATAGATCTTACTAAGAAAGATAATATGAAATATGATGAATCATTCTCTTTGGGCATTGCAGATATAAAGCCTGCTATACCATACCCATTAAGAGAGTCTGATCCTAGCATATTTAAAACAAGAGTAC